GAAAGCATAGATGAACAGATGAAAACTTGTGATGACCCGCTCATGCTTTCCCGGTTGGCCGATGCCAAGTCAAAGCTGTGGAATCTTATCTACCCCAAACCCGGAACAGCCCGGATGCGCCGTGGTAGCGTAACGCACCCCGGACAAACCCAACCCGGCCCGGTCCGGTTGAATCCCGTTCCTGTTTCGGATTCTGGTCTTGGTAGCACCTTGCCGGAACCCAAAGCGGAACCGGTAACAGAGCAGACACCACAAGAGCTGGGCTGAACAGGGCCGAATATTTATCGTTTTCAAATGTTTGTTATATTTAATTGGAAGGAATCTCTTTACTCGCTTGTGGTGTCCACGGTCTGGTGGTCTCATCCCGCTTTTTGTTGGTTCGTGATGTGATTTCCCCTCCCTACCCGGACCCATATTCCAAGAGTTTACCGGACTCAGTCTCAGAGCCATGTTTACCCGGTTCCGACTCAGATCCAGAGCCATGTCTTGTTCAGATTTGGGGGTGGCCCGGTTGAGAAAATGGACCGTTAACCCAACCGGGCCGGTGGAGGGTCTTACGAAACGTGAACAGATTCAGGTTCGGATCAGGATTTGTCAAGCAGGATTTTGGCGGTATCAGGATGCACTCCCCCTGTCATTGGGTATTACTGAAAACCTGTATGGTTTGAGCCGGGGGTCAGACGGTCCGGCTGTGGGTTTTCAGGAACCGGATTTCTCCGCTGACGGTCGGGGGCGTTGTGATTCTACCCCGCTCGGTCCATTGTTGTTTTCCAGATCCCGTCCGCTTACATTATCCTTTGCAGGAGGGAGGGGTCTATCTGGCCGGGGCGTGCCAAGTATGACACGGTCCCCCCGGAGCAAGGCATTGGCAATCTCCCGGTTGATCCGGGACTGGGGGTCTTTCAATACCACCCCGATTCGATCGCCTGCCTGTGTCGGATACATTTCTTGAAACTGGCGGTCGGCGTTCGCTAAACTGACATCCTTCGGTGCTTAACCCGGATAATCAGCCCCGCCGACCATTCCCGGAGTTTTACCACGGTTCCACGGTTCCTACAATCCCAAGTTGTTCACGAGTTGTTCACCCCGGCAACCATGGTTGGGCAGATGTAACACTGGATCTTTTTGGGACGATTCAGGTCGAGCAACATCCGGTAGGATTTCATGCAGTTGGGAACGCCCAGATGCAGCAACACCCGATGCCCGCAGCTCAGATTTAGTCGGTGGTGGGAGAATTCTTTCTGATATATTCGGCTTCGGCCATGGCGCGGTATTCTTGAAGCTCTGCGGAGTTCAGAGTTTCGAGTATGTTCTTGGCCGGAATTACAATAGCTATTCCTTCGTTTATCGAGTGGGGCTTATTACCTGAATGATCCTCGACATCAATCAATTCTCCCGGGGCAACATCCCAATGCCCATGGATTAAGCCTAAAAGATAAATTTTAGATTGGTGGGTGGGAACAAAATCATCACCTAGCCCCACATAAACTTGCTTCATAACAAAAACAGGGGAACCGCTAAGCCCTCCGATAGATCGCATTTCGACTAGATATGCATTTAAATTCCCAAACAGGTCAGTTTTGATCGGCCCATCTGGAAATAACGCGATATTCCCCATTCTTACTATGGGAAGATTTCTGTCTGAACCGCTATGACGAGAATATAGCCCCACAATAAAAACATCGTCTCCAGAGCCGATTCCTATTTCTGCAATTGACGCATCATTGCAAAACAAAGCGACACCAATCGACTCGTAATCAAGTTGGTTAATAATTTCGGTCTGTGTCATAGGGAAAACCGCCAAGTCAGTCTGGTTCACTTCTTCAGGGTGAAAAAACCACCTAGTTCCCGCCTTTCCATGAAATAAAATAGACCCGCCATTTTTAGTGTTTGCTCGAACATAGAATTCTTTATCGGAGAATTTTACCGCAACGTGTTTTGCGGTCACTAAATACATGAATCCCCTGTTAGGCTGGTCGGTATTCGCAACTTTGGATGGATAGGAAACGAAAAATCCAGTGCCTTTCCATTTTATTGGTTCATGAGAATCGCCCTCCCTGATACCAAGGAAAACCACGCACTTTTTTATTTTCTCAGGAATCCTCATGTTAATATCTGCCGGAGGCGTTAGATACCATTGAGGCCAATTTGCTAAACGGTCATCACAGCATGGCCTTGATATAAAATCTGGTTTGCCAGCGCGCGCTTTCATATCAACACGCTAACACACCACGACCGGAATTCCCAGTAACGGGATTTCAAATCCACCCACCCTGACCGTGGCGTGCTTCATGACTTTTTAATTGCTGTCTGCACCTGAAGCATGATGGTTTTGACCAGCTCCTTGCGATACTTCGCCGGAGTATTTCTAAACTCAAGCTCAGTCAGACACGATTTTTCATGGTTGCACTGGTAACAGCACCCGACCGTGTTCTGCCACGAGTTGTCCCCACCACGACAGATCGGGGTCCGGTGGTCGATCGTCCAGCCCAGAACATTCCTGCCATTGTGTTTCACCTTGGATCGATATTCCACAAACTTGTTGCAGTAGAAACACAGCCCGTTCTGGATCGTGTGCAGCCTCAATCCACGCGGTGCCAGTTCCGCCCGGATTCGTTCCTTGCGCTGGAACTTTTCCAGCAGCTTATCAGAGTCAATGCCGGCGGTGTTCCAGAGAATATCAACCATCGCCTTCGGCACACACCGCCAGTCGATCATGAAACTCCGGCCAGATTCTGTAAGCAGAAATGTCGGAGTAAAGTTGAACAGGATGCTCAACTGCTTCCACTGACCCGCATTGATCATTTTCTTTAACTGACTCCGGGTCATCACTCGTCCTTTTCCGGGTCTTTCCCCTCAATCATTTTCCAAAATTCCTCTCTGGTCAGGGCTGGATTTTTGGTAAACCGGTCCAGTAATTCAGGAGGAGTCGGCAGTCCCAACCCGTCACAGAAATTCCTGAACCGGCACTCGTAGCAGCACGTGCTAAGAGGCGTCTTTACCAGCCCTGTCGGCTCCGGTCGGAACGGCTTGCCGCACCGTTTGCACAGGGATGTTTTTCGGCTTGCGAGCTTTTCTGGGTCGTTGGGTTTTGGCAGTCTTTTCATCGGGCACTTCAACAATTGAGCTGATATACTTCAGGGCTGCAATTTCAACGTTAGAGACATCTCCATCAGCCTGTTCAAACATGGAACAGGCATCCAGAAACCCTCTTTTATACATGATCAGTTCAGTTTGTTTGCTCATTTTTTGGTTCAGTGTTTTTCTTTTGGTGTTCGATTCCTATTTCGATCCCGGACGCGAACACGTCCCGGATCAATTCAGCAAGATCCCGACGCCAGCTCCCATCCTTCTGGTCGTCTCCCGGCTCCCAGTTGAAAATAAATTCGTGCAGCGCCGTGTATTCTCCGGAGTCAACGGCGGATTCGGATTCCTCCCAAGTGGGGAGCGTCCTTACTTTCATGTTTTCACCGGCCATAAGGATCATTTCAATTTTTCCAGCACCCGCTCAAGATCCCGGGCGAATTGTTCCCGCATCATTTCCGCTTTTTCCTTTTCCACCACCGGCACCGGGCTGATGCACCACCGATGGGCGTTGTCGATCTTGAACCAGACCGAGTAAACCTTTCCCCGTTCGACATCCTCAAACGGCAGAACCATCGTGAACCTTGCCTTGATGTCGTTCATCCGGGTGATCGACTTCACCGTCTGCTGGATCTGTCCGTTGAGAACGGCTTCCTCGACCGGGTTGAGATCACCGCCGGCTGAAATCATCCTGATCATGGCTTCGGTCGCCTGATTTCCGTGAACCGGACAACCGGTGGAAATCCCACCCTTGGGGCAATTACAGATGTTCATAGAATTTTGGCGCTCTAAAGCCTTCGTTCACGAGTTGCTTTACGCGACTAACCATATCCTGTTCGGTTTCGTCAGTGAAGGATTTTCCGGCGCATTCATGATTTATTTTTACCTGCCACGTCCATCGTGGAAGGTGTAACAACAGGCTGACTTTTGGAAACCACTGTCCATAACGAATCGTCCTGCCATTGTCGAGTTTCAGCTTTTTACAGAACAGGAGCCAGCAAAACCGCACCCACCACCGGTAACGACCGCCCGCAACATGTGTTTCGAATCCCCAGTCGCTGTGATAGCAGTAGAGATCACAGTTAAAGTTGTTGCTGCTCCACCGACAATAGCTCATTGCTTTTCCTTGTTCAAAATTTCCTCAATCGCATCCTGCCGGGCGTAATAGTTAATGACCAGACTGCGAGCCGCCTGAGCGGCATGACGGAACATTTTTTCCACCGGCACATTGCTGGCGTCCTGAGATTCAAACTCAACCCGGGCCATGCACAACAAAAATCGGAGCATGATAAGAAATTTTTTGTCGTCAGACAAAACCTCAGTGATCTGGCTGAACGCCATTTCGTGCGTGATTTTCAGTCCTTCCTGCATCACCAGATCATCTACAAGTTTGGTGGTTTCAGCTTCAGTTCTCATTTCAGTGTCTTTTTAAATTCAGCCAGTTGTTGGGCCATTTTCTTGTGCTCTTCAGCCAGTTGTTCCGGAGTCATTTTGATCTGCTTCAGTATATCAGCAGCCGATCGGACTGTCTCCCTTTCCGGGATGGCAATTCCCGCCTCGCGCAACGCCTGTTCCCGTGCCGGATTTGGGTGAGCCTGACGTTCGCGTTGATCGGACCGGGCGGCAGCCAGCTCATCGGCGAACTTGGCGGTGTCCTGAATGAACCCGATAAACTTGAACACAGCCGGTCGCTTGCGGTTCCCGGCCTTGATCTCCCGGTTGAGATATTTGCAGGTCAGTTCCAGATCCTCCCGGGTAAACCCATCGTGCAGCCATCGCTCCCAGACATACAGATGGTAACTGGTAAATTTGATCTCCATGCCGGAGAGCTTCACGTAAAGATCATGCAGATCCATCAGGCTTTTGGTATCAGGGGCAGTCATAGGATGTTCCATTTTTAAATGTGTGTTTGGACCAAGGATTCCCACACTTTCTGCATTTACCGGGACCGTCAACCCGGACCCATTTCGATTCCGGATCTTCCAACTTTTTCTCGATGGATGGCGCTTCCAGACCGAGTTGGGTTATGCCGGTAGAGTGGTTGAACCAGAGCAGACCGCAGCGTTGCCCGGCAAATGTATAAGTGCCGAGCACGGGATGATGGATCATGTCGCCATGATTCCAGTTCATTTTAAAGGGAATGGCAGTGGGACAAGCTCAACGCTTTGCTCATCCGTGCGTCCGTCGCTCGCACAAGGGCTGATTGTGCCACATCTGACTGCCATAAAATCGTCGTTACTCCGGGGTGATCGTTGAAGTTAACATCCAGATTGCAAATGATAGTTCATACTCAACAGAGTCCATCACGATTTGGTGGTGTCTGTTGTTGATTTTCCAAAACAATCGCCGGAAAAGTCCCCACGATGATGGGAACAGCAGTTCGCAATATCTAGTTCTCATAAGCGTCCAGCACAGGAACGTAACGACTAAATTGGGTCATGGGGTTGGACTTCGTATGTCGCTTCAAAGATGTCAGGTTTGCATGGATAAAACTCGCCTTTGACGCCACGAATTATCCAATCACCGTCACTGGCCTTCATGTTGCCTTCGAGCGTCGGAATGGTGATTTCTCCGTCGTGGAACAGCCAGTTTTTGACGTTTGCTCCTTGCTGAGCAAGCCAGTTCATGACCCGGTTGTTTCCGAGTTCTGCTTGGTATTTTAACGCTTCGACAACTACAGGTTTCTTTCGGTATCTCATGTTTCTTCCTTCTCCGTATTTTGTGGGGTGGATTTAAGGGCGAGGATCAAACGCACGAGCTTTGAACAAGTTGGCCTCGGGTCAATGATTTGATCCTGCTGCCTGATTATCTCAGCCGCTTCCTCCAACGCAGCAGCGCGGGTGGTGGTGATGATCTCCGATCTCCATTTATCCAATTCTTCGATCAGGTCTTCCTTGGTATCAGGACCGAAAGAAAAGATTTGTTCAGCAAACTCCCGCGCCGTGGGTTGTGTTGGGGTGGTCATAAATCAGTAGGTTGGTCCATGCACCGTCCACCAGAAGCCTAGCTGGATGTAGGCGAACACAGACACAGGTCTGCCATGTTCGTAACGCGAGATTGTGCAGTGGCCGACTTGGCATTCTTTTGCACACTCTCGCAAAGATATTCCTCGCTTTAAACGAGTCTCTTTGAACCGTTGGCCATTGTGAACGAAATACTGTTTGGCTTGTTTTAGGTTCATTCCTTCTCCGTATTTTGTGGAGTGGATTTGAGGGCGCTCACTTCTTCCCTCGCTTTCGTTTCGGGCGGGTGGCACCCCAGCAAGTCTTTTCATTCCTGAGTTCAACGATTGCAGAAAGCAAATCAACCCAACACAGATAGCAAATATGATACTTTTCGCATTTAAATTCATGCGGCGGACCGAACACCAAAGCGCCCTGCTTTTCGTGCGGTTTACCACAAGTGCAACAGTTTATTCGCATGGCTTCGCTTCCTCCTTCTTTTGTTGTGCGATGGCGGCATCAATGGCTTGGCGGGCTGTGTCATGCTTGGTAAATTCCTGACGATGAAAGTCAACACTCCAACAGAACTGTTGATGCCGGTTGTTATCAACCAAGCAGTCTAGACAATGATGACTTTTCTCTATCCAATCCAACCTCTCCCGGTCGCGCAGGAGCGATTCTAGGTTGAGCACTCGCAAAATAGTTTCAACGCATTTTAAGTAGTCAGCTTGCGGGCCAAAATTCTTTCCGTCCATTGTTATATAGCTGGCCAGCTTCTCCGCCATCTCCCGCGCCGTTGGTTGTGTTGGGGTGGTCATAAGTCCAAATCGTTCAGTTCAGTTTGTGGCACCATGAAGCAGGACGACCCGCGATTGCCCGGATCGCACCGCCACTTCTCCTGCATTCCCATCCCGCCCCAGATCCATCCGCAGAAGAAATAGAGTGACGGATCGGATCCGACATACATCAGGACAAACCGCTGGTGTGGCAGATCCCGGTCCCGGATTGGCAACGCACCACCATGAACAGTGCGTGTCCTCACCTGCCAATCCGGGAACACGTCTGGATCGTGCGGGTCCGCATTGTAAGATTCCGACCATCTGAGAGCTGTCATTTTGGAGAAGGCAAGTTCGCCGGTCGCTCCGACGATATGCTGCCATTCCATCCGATCCAAAGTGTCCTGATCGTTCAGGGCTTTGTGTTTCCAGCCTTGACGCTTGCCCTCGCTGTCCCGGAGCAGGCCCATCAGTTTGCCGGTGAGGAGAGAATGGTCGGCGAGATAAATTGCTGATCCTTTTTTGATGATCATTCATTCAAATCAGTGCCCGGCTTTTATGCGGTTACCGGGCTGGGGATGTAATATAACCAGTGAGACAACACACCGCCGCAATCCCAAACCGGTTCATGATTATTTCCCGGCCACTTTGGGCCGTTTTGATTTCTGGGGTTGGTGGCCGATCGGGATGGATCTCCGGACAAGGGAAAGTTCAGTTGGCTTCCCCTGCCGGCACGTGCTGTCGTATTGCTTGTGGACGGTGAGTGTCTCACCCCCGTTACGGCTGGCAGTCTTTCGGAATCGGCGCTGGTTCTTGTTCATGGTTCAGTTAAATTGGCGGTCGGAGTCATCGCGCAGGTCCAGCTCATTTCTAACCGGACCAAGGACCGCTCGTCCGACCATCTGATTAAAATTCTGCTGAGAAATTCATAATCAGTTTCACAAGATGTCGATTGGACTTTGGTTTCCGGTTCAATTTGCGTAACGCTGCTAATCTTCTGTGCTCCTTTTTATGGCACGATTTGCACAGTGTTACAACATCTTTTTCAGTGCATCTGGTGAGTGGGTTTCTGTATCGAAGATGATGTCCGACGAGGTTCTTTTCGGTCTTGCAATTGGTGCAACGATGATCATCACGATTAAAAACTTTAGCTCTTAAACTTTTCCAGTGACCAGATTCAAGGTATCGGTAGTATTCCGATCTTCTACTCATTCCTGTTTCTTGGTGAAAGCAGCAGCTTTCCCTGTGCTCCGATTGGTTACGGAGTCAGGTCGGATTCACCTGTTTCTTGGAGCCAAGCATATAGCCTTTACTCCCTCCCGTCATCACCCTTGCCCGGACTATTGTCCGGATTGTGGCCGACCGGTAGCTTGCGGCCTGTTTACGGGGACGGGTCTGCTACATTCTCCCGTTTCCGGGTTTTACAGGTTGTCGCTGCTGCCGGACAGAGCCTGCGGTATGAATCCGTCTGCCGATACTTTGAAACAAAACACCTACCGGCTGTTAGACCGGTAGGAGGATTGAATGAATGACCCGAACAGGCCAGTTTCCCGGTTGAGGTAACCGGAAATCATAAACTAATCTGTTCTTTCCACTCATTTAATCGTGGACACTATCTCAAACTGAGACGTGCCTGTCAACAAAATTTTTTACTTGGCATATTTTTCCATCTGGGCTTCCCAATTGTCGGTCACAGGAGCTTTGCCGCGACCCTTCCCGTTGTCTGCTCCGGGTTCGGATGCCTCGAATTCAGCCAATTTGGCTTCCAGCTCCTTGGCCCGGGCTTCGGCACGGGTGGCTCTTAATGCTACCCGATCGAACCACGCTGACTTATTAAGGACCATGCCGTGAAGCCTGACGATCCGCTCGCGCTGTTTTGCATCGAGTTTGGGGTCAAATGGGTTCAGGTTTGAAAAAGCCTCGTGTGACTGAGTATAGCCCCTTTCCAGCAGTTTGTTCCCTTCGTCGTCACCCTCTACCGGTTTCGAATACTGAGTATATTTTTCCCGGGGTGCTTCGACATGGTTTTTCCAGAGATTTTCTATCTCACCGGCAATTTGAACCATCTGCTTTTCGGTTGCTTCTTTGGCTTTTTTGGAGGTTTCAGATCCCTTTGTCCGGTAATCCTCAAGAGCCTTGTTTTTGACCCCGTTCAGCTCCATGACCTTTTCCCGGTGGAACATCACGAGCGGAGCTTTACTCCCAAACATTTCAATCGCGGCTTCAGCGGCTTGATCGTCATTTGGAATGCTCATGATTGTGTCGAAATCTTCAGCCGTGCCCTTGCGCGGGTTCTGGCCTTCGACGTTGACCATCAGTCCGGCGGCGCGGGACCGGCCAGCCATGTAGGCATCAAGGAATGGAGCTTCGTATTTTTCCTTGAACTCGTCAGACTGGCTGTAATCGGCGAACTTCAGGCGCGTTTCCAGATCCTCAGCCCGTTTTTGCAAAGCCGTGAGCTGTTCCTTGGCAGATTTCAGTTCCGGATGGTCGCCGTTTGTCTGTTTGGTCCACGTCTCCTTTTCTTTCCGGAGATCGCCCAATTCCTTTTCGTAGCGGTGGATTATTTGCCAAGGTGTTTCTCTAGGCTTTTTATCCGCCTTTCCAGCTTCCGGCTTCGCATTGTCTCCCGGTAAATTTTTATCCCCCTTAACAGGAGATCCATTGTCAGGTTTGGCTTGTTCGGCTGGTTTTTCGGTCGGTTGCTCATTTTTCTTTCCACTGCCAGCCGCTTCAGGTCGGATTGGAACTTCTTTAACCGGTGGCGTGGCTGGTTTGCCAATAGGGTCTCCGCTTTTGTTGGCCGGCTTGCCCGGCCCGGGAGTTGGGGCGGGTGGTTCATTGGTGAAATAACTGTCGAAGTCAGCGCCGGCTGACGGCGACTGCGATTGTCCGGCGTCGGCAGAGCCGGGTGAGGGTAACGGTGCGGAAACTGGGATTGCGGAAACGGGAGGGGCTTCAGCGGGCATAATCAGGTTAGTGTATGGTCAAGGTTTTGCTCCACTTTGGGTGGGGCTTTCTTTTCGGTTTCAGTCAAGTCCATCAAAATCTTGATGAACTGTTTCGCTCCCTCCATTCTCCACGCGTGGGACGCGGCAGTGGCCATGTCCGGCGGACCTTTCAACTCATACTGCATCATTACGAGTGAGGTTTCAATAGCCGAATGAAACCAGTCAGTCGCCACCGCGTCGTGGAAAAATCTCTTGTGATTGCTGGCCAGAAAGCTTTGTCGAGGCGTCAGGTGCATACATTATTTCTTTGATGATCCGCCTGAGCTTCTGATTGATCCACCCCGCGCTGCTCCGCCGCGAACTCTTCCCCCTCCGGCGAGCGACATGTTTTTGTTTGGCGCGTGCTTTCTTGCTGGTTTGCATAGCATCTTTGCCGCCTTGCTCGGATGAATCGGCCCAAGCGGAACCCCTCGCGGCGTCGGAGTTGGTTGATGATCTGGCCGATAATCTCGATGCGTAAAATCCCAATATGGTTCAGAGTCTGGCATACCGTTAAAGTTAGGGATTGCACCAAACGCCGTGCATGTCAAGAGTCCAAAAGTGATGCCGGTTCTGGAATTTCTTCTTCCGTCATTTCAATTCCGTGCTCCCGAGCGGCGTGCATTTCCTTTAAAACATCGGTGATGGCATCCGTTTTGATTGAAATCGGATTATTCTCCAACTTGGCAGAGTTGTTTTTTGCGTGCTCGATCGCTTCGTCGATGGTGTCTCCTTCACCCAGAACGGACCCAATCGTGTTTTCGCTGTCGCAGGATGGTGAAATGCTGTAGACCCCGCCGCATTTTACCGGGGCGAACAATCGCACGTAAGGCATGACATCGTCCGGCACCTGAATGTCCCGCCAGTCGGCATGATCGTCGTCGTGGGAAATCAGAAGTTGAACGACAAACTTTTTGGTATATTCCGGTTCTATCACGTCGCCAGCCGCGCCCGCCAAAATTATTTCCGGCAGATTTTTGTATAACAAAAATTGGCCGTCTCCGGATGGGATTCCGGCCCGGCAAGTAGGGTCGATGAAGTAAAATTTGTCATCCTTGATCCGGATCTCGCTTGAGAAAAAATTCCGGTAATTATGTTTTCCCAAAACCTCCGACATTCGCTCATTGACCTCGCGCACCTGTTCCGGCAGTTCGTCATAAGGCTGGATTGCGCCGATGTAAGCTTCGTTCTTCTTTTCGATTCCGTGAATGGCGACGTTTGGGAACCAGCCGTCGATGCAGTATCCGTCATATCCAACTTCGATGTTGGTTTCGATTGGGTCAAAAACCAGAAAGTGAACCTGATCCGCCAGCGGTCCAAAACGTCGGGCCAGATGTAATAATTTTTGCCGGGACAGTTCGATGTTGAAGTGCCTCCACGTTTCCATGTCTCCGCGCCACCGGCTGATCTTGATGTATTTGTTATCTTCCCGGGTTAGTAGCGCGGTGAGATTTTTCAGTCCGACTACTTCCTCGTAAGGCGCGACATCCAATCCAACATCGTGGACGATTTTCATGAACTTGCCTCGGAACAATTCCAGAGAATCACCACTACGGGAACCCCACACCAGTTTGCCCTGACTTTCCAGCTCGGCTTGAATTCCGGAATGTTGGATGTCCGGGCAGATAAAAACTCCAACGTCGTTTTTGATCCGCCACAGGTCATCTGCCAGAATCACTTCAGGGAAACCATCGCCGATGGAACCGTCGCGGCAGGTGGGAAACCCGCGCTGCCATGACGGATAGTGGTAATAGACCTTCTTGAATGATCTGGCCAATTGCTGGGCGAGACCAAAAAACATGCCGTTATCAATGATTGCGGCAATTATGTTGGCTACTTCCATTCAAGTGTTCCCAATTCTTCCTCGTATTCTTTCCATGACACATTCAACCATGCTGCCAACGTGCGTTCGATGCCGGTGGCAATGCAATGTTGACGCATGTAGGGAGCTGACGGATCGTCACCCGGTTCATCCTCATTGTCGGGATGCCGGTGGGCTTCATATTCCGTGTCAAATTTATCCACCACTTCCTGACTCACACCATCGTAAGCGCACAGGCAAACTTCGACAGCCTCATGGATGGCGATCAGAATTTCGCGTCGCCAGTCCGAAAGCTTGGAAACGGAGATCAGCAGGATTTTCTCATCGCCAACACCCTTCACAAACCGCCAATCCCCACACGTATCATAGCGCTGTTTTTTGTGGTCGATGAATTCGATTTCAATTTTGTCGAATGGTTTTGGGTTACTCATCATGTTCTCCGTTCATTGATTTCAGCCGGCTTATCGCCATGTTGTGCGTGGTTTCAAGCGCTTCTTTTTGCAGCTCCATCTGGTGCTTTTCCTGATCCTGACGCATCTGTTGCTCGAACTGCAATTGACGTTGGGCGGTGCGCTGGGCGTGAGATTCTGATGCAAGCTTGGCTTTGTTCTGAGCCAACAGCGTTTGCGATTGGATTTTCGCCGCGTCTTTGCCATCCATCCCTCCACCACCCTGTTGACCCGCTGCGGCAGATTTCTGAAGCCGCTGGATGTAGGCTTTGATGCGGTTATTGAACCCGGAAAGTGCGTCGTTATATTTTTTAACCCGTTCTTTCTCCTGTGGATCTTGGGCGATTGATGCCACCTGCTCGCTGATATGCTTGGACATGTTCTGCAAGCCTTCCACCTGTTCCGGAGTGGCCATGCCGCCCTTGGCTTCAATTTTCTGGATGATGAATGCGAGATCGGCCAACAGCGCTTCGGTGTAGTCGATCCGGTTGATGTCGTCCGGAGCTTTGACCGGCAATCCTTCCATGAGTGATCCGGCGGCAAGCTGACCTGCATAGGTCGAATTGCTGATCCGGCGCTCTTCGGGCACGAGCCGTTCGGCCAGATCCCAATCGTCGGTATAGGTGGCGATGTAAAGCCGGTCCACTTCCTGTTGAGCCTCCGGATTGAGCCGGTTGACGACACTCATGAGCTTGTCGGCAATGGCAACGGCCAGAACTTTGTTGCCGCCTCCGACAACCCGGTTGGGGCTGATGTCCCACGCCTCGCTGTCCAGTGCATAATCCGGGATGTTTTCTTTGAAACAGAGAACCCGAAACTTTCTAACTTCTGGATCGCGGGAATTTTTAATGCAGAACCGTCGGGCCATTTCCCGATACTGGAAAATTTGATAGTTGTAAGCCTGATTAAGCATTGCTCCAACCAATGCGGCGGTCGCGTTGACTTTGGCCATTGTGCGGGTTGCCGTTTCCTCCTGATTCTCTTTCGAAAAATCAAAATCCTGAGTGAACGATGCCGAGTTGTCCGACATGGTCTGACGATTGAGCTGCATTGCAGACTGGACAATGTCATGATCAAACTTCCAGCGTTCCTCCGGGCGAACAAAATTTACTCCTTCCTCGATCACGCCTTTATCCACGAGGTTGATCCGCGTGACCCGGTCCATGTCGGTAGGATTTGTGACTCTGAAGTATTGCAGCAGGTTCTCAAACACTGCGTCGTTGAACTTGCAACGCAACCTATTCTGTAGGTGACAAACGGCATATAAGAGGAAGCCGATTGAGCGAACCGAATGATACCGGAAGGGGGCGACACTCGAAGCGTCGGCGAATTGCCAGTGGGTGGATTGAGATATATTGTCACAGTAAATCCTGTCCTTTGAGTTGTAGAGGAAATCGTCAATGTCCTTGAACCGGGTTTTGGACGAAGTCATCTGCTTCAATTTTTCCGGAATCTGAGCAGAAGCACCAACCCCCGGATTGCCCCACGCGTCCAGAATTATCCGGCGTTTCCATCCCGAGCGTTTCCCATCATCATCCCAGAATAAAAAGTCAAAGCAGTCGATGGTTGGTAAAACGTCGCTCGCATAAAGTCCACCGTCTGATTTGATTCGTTCCGACATTTTTTCCGGACTCCATGTTTCCGGCCAGCTTGTTCCCATCAACAGACGCGCTTCCTGATCCGCCCATTTTACTGCTGATTCAACTGCCGGAATATTCCACGCCTTATCCACACTTGGACCGTGTGTCATCTTCCACAACTCCATCGCGGTGTATTGCCGGAACACGGCGCGGAACACGAGATTTCTCATGCTGGTCAGGGTGTTGGCCGGCACAAGAACGTCCTCGACTCCAACATCAATTGGACACCAACTGTATTTGTCCTCCCAGATTGATGGTCCGATCCCGTGCAGCACAACGTTTGCAAATTGTCCGCGCTGAAGCTCATGGAACGCCATGCTGTTTTTCATGATCTTGCCGAGGATTTTGGTAATCCTCGATGACCATTCACGGCGTTTGTGTTTTGGACCGCGATCCAAGTTTACGAAAAAGACCGGATCAGGAACGGAGAAGGCATTGTAAAACTGTCGGCGGGCGTCGTGCGCAATTTTTGTGGATTCGAGAAAGTTGACGTTGGTGGAGTAATTGTTCTGTTCAACTTCCGTTGCGGAATAGGGCGGAACCCCGTTAAACAGGTCGTCAATCCGGCTGCGGTTCAGAGATCTTGGGTAATCAGCCAGCCGCATCTGCCAGATTACCTGTTCCAACGCCTGAGCCGATGTAAAGTTCATCTTGAAATCCTTTTCATCGACCCTCCACTACGAAAGTGGCTGCCGGACACGACTCCGGCAGCCGAACCAAACCCATTGAGTAAGACGAATGAGTGCTTACTTAACACTCAACTATTAAATCCCGATCACGGCATTGTCAATTGGATTTTGGCCAAGGTTTCTGACGTGGATTTTCCGGTTGTGGTTGGGAAAAATGTGATTTTCGTCCCCATGAATTCGAGTGCAGCACGTTCATCCTTGTCCAAGGTTTCGAGTGTGTAATCTCCGCCTTTTACGTAATAGTCAGGTTGTGCCACCTTCAAAAATTCAGTTGCTCTCACATTGGAAAAGATGCAAACCCCATCAACACATTCAAGTGCAGCCAGCACGCGGGCGCGGTCGTTCTGATTGTTTATGGGTCGGGTTGGACCTTTCAACTTTCTGACTGAATCATCGCTGTTCAATCCGACGAGCAGGAACGCCATGCTATGACCCCTGTAGTCATCAAGCATGGACGCAGCTTTTTCCAGATAGTCAACGTGGCCGGAATGAAGGATGTCAAAACACCCGTTGGTGACAATGACCTTGAATTCATACTTGCGGAGTTTTTCCCGCTCGGTGACCAGACATTGTGGCGGGATAATTTTTCCGACAGTGTTCATTTTTCCGGCGTCACGATACTCAATTTTGGTTCTTCCGGGATCAGTTCAACGATGCCGAGAATATCTTCCGGATCGACCAGAAAATAATGCTCACCGTTCAGCTCGATTTCCTGTCCGGCGTATGGCTTTACTGAAACCTGAACCCCTTTTTGGATTGGAGAAGTGGCTTTGATTTCGTTGCCAACGTCAATCACCCGGCTTCCTATCGCTTTTTGTGACGCCGTCTCAGGCAGATGCAGCGCTCCGCTGTCCGTTTTGTTTTTGTATTCGTGTTTTATCAATATCCTTCGTCCGAGTGGTGTGAATTTGATTTTCATGATTTAGTGGGTCGGTGATGAATCCTCTGTAGAGTGTTCCCTGTCGTCCGTAACCGATGAAGTCGATGGCAATAAACTGCGTCGGAAATCCTCGTTCCTCGATGTAAATCTTGCTCACGATAATATCGTCGTCCGACCATGGAAGTGTCAGTTTTAAACCGATCGAAAGCGAACTGGTTGTCACGTCTCCGGTCCATTTTCCATCCTTGGAAATTGAGAATCGCATTATTCACAGGCTTCCGGGGACTCTCAAGCGCCGGCCAAGACGCCACGCTTCGTTTGCAAGTTCATTGTAGAACTGGATATTTTCAATATTGCCTTCAATTCGCGCTTCATCCCTTAATTCATTCCAGAAGCGTATCGCATCTTCAATCTGATTTTTGTAAACCGCGTAAAGCCGGACTGCGACAAACAGACTGGTAATCATGGGATCAACTCCACCGACCGGGTTCAAAGTAATTGAAGTATATGAAAGCATTGGCCAGATATTTCGGTTTGTGATCGTTTACAACCCGGCAAATCAGATCACCATCGGCTTCGGCAAAGTTTTTGAACCGGTAATTCTTGAGCAGCTTTCCACGGATAAAAAGTTGTTCCATTCCAACTGAGCCGATTTTTATATTTTCCTTCTGTGCAATCAGCGTGGTTGGCGGGTGTCCATTACCACCGGGCGGACACCGATTCCCGCGCTTCATTGAGACAATAATTACGTCGTCGTCCAACCTGTTGAGCTTGTCGAAAAATCCCGGCTCGTAAGCATCGTCATCACACAGAAATCCATAGCGATCTTCGTTACAGATTGGCAGTTGATCAAGAAGATAATTCAGTTTCCAATACATGGCGTTCCAGTTTTCCGGGACCGGATCACAAAAAAATGGGTAGATGGTCGAGTCTAACTCGTGTCTTATACCAATTGGTTCATGGTGTATTGGAACAAATGCAACCTGCTTGCCGCGCTCCTTCTCCCACAAATCAATTAATTCTGGAAGAAGGTGTGGCCGGGAAAACGGAACCAAAATACGGGTAGTCATTTTAACCACGAGTCCGGTATTTCTGTTTTGTCTGTTGAGCAGTAGATGGCGTTATCGCGCTTGAGCCGGCAGTTAGGATTTCCGGGCCAAGTTTCCTGCACAATGTTGACTCCCAGTCCGAGAGCGATGGCCATCGGTGCTGATTGGTTGCCCACGAATACTTTTGCTCCCTTGATGAACCGGGCTACTTCCAGAAGTGTTGGCGTTGGCTGATAGGGGATGTCGATTTGCGGCAGTCCAAACCCGCGAAATGTTTGATACTCTTCAGGAGATCCAATAAACACCATGCGGTGACCATGCTTTATCACGAGCTGTGCCCATGGGAAAAATTCGTTGTGAAATCTTTCCGTCCGGTTAACGACGATGTCACGACCCGGGATTTTTATTGCCGCATCCACGTCCAGCCACGGTTTATCTTCCGGCCACGTCACCCCAAACGGTTTTTGATGAAGTGAAAATAGACTGGCCCAATGATCCAGTCCGGGCACGCGGTAACAATCCCGAAACATGTTGAAATCAACATCGGTGGAAAATGGCAGGCCGTGCGTCCAGAGCGTGTTCCAGACGTAGTCCTGCTGGTTGGTCAGGCACGCGATGTTGTTTACCGTTTCGGCGGTGGGTGTGACCCGGCACGGGCGGGGATACGGGTAGCGGCTATCCGGGGAAATAAACAGGACGCCACCGCCAAGCGCCTTCATAACCGGCAGGGAATAGATGATGTCGCCGGTATCTCCTGTATGGTGAAAAATCATCGGTTTGTCCATCGTTTCCGGAAGCGGGGTCAGCCATGAATGGAAACCAAACGAACCGCAATACTGATTTGGCGTGCCGTGCCACCCATGACCGTCGTAACTGCGCCCTTCGAAGCTGAACTGTTTGGCAAATAGTGGCGGAGCGAACTGGATGTTTTTTGCTTCCAGTGCGTGCTTGTGCCGGAAGCAGAGCCACGCATCTTCGGGATGGCAATTTTCTCCAAGTGCATGTGTGGCCCCGACGGTCAGTAATCGAAGTGATCGCAGTGAAAATCCACCATTCCCAACAGCCATGTTCATTCCCCAGCTCGGCGCTCCGATGTAGTCGAATTTCAGGAAATCGTCAGTCCACGCCGCACCGTTCAGAACGTATCCGTCATACTGAACAACCAGACAATGCGTGCTGCTGATATATTTGTGAAGTTCGCGGACGATGAAGTTGGAGTAACCTTCCAATCCGTTTATCTTCGGAATTTTTACAGCCCACTTTCGGGTTGTATCATCAGTCAATAATTTGACCGCAGTGAAGTCCGCCTGTTCCAAGGATTTTTCCAGCGCCCGTTCCGCCAGATGGACTTTATTGGTCGTGTCAATGCAGACCAGCGTGACCGATTTAAGATTTGGCTTCATTCAAGATCCAGCAACGCGGATCAAGATCAGCTTTAGCTTCTGGAAGCAGGTGTTTCAACACAATATGAATCGGTGTGTGAACTTTTAATTTGAGCGGGCAGAGACAGGCCGTGCAAATGTTGATCTGACCATCGGATGGAGTGGAAAGTTTCAGATCGTTAAGTCGTGCGATCCGGCGCTTGATCAGTTCGGACGCCGGAACAGTAAACCATTCAGTAAGTGCCGACCTTCCGTTTTTAGGGCACGTGGCACAAATTGTGGCGCGACGTGCCGACAAATCGGGTGCAACGGGCGATTCTCCGGATTCTTCCCAGTCCAGCAGCAGATCGACACCGGCTTGTATTTTTTTAACCGCCCCTGCCACAGCAGCCAGTCGCTTTTGGCTGGGAGGGGCTAACTGTTTTGGGGGCGGTGCGCCTCCCTGCATCAAATAAATATCCGCGTTCGGGATTGCCGACACGCGCAGTGCGTTGGTTCTGTCCAGCTCGTCCTCGATGGCTCCCAGATCTGTGGAAATCCCCAGTCTGGCGAACAGGCCCGGGTTTGAGAGGCGGTGGCGCTGGATTTCCCGGGCGCAGAGCTTGAAGTCCCATTGCGAATTGGGATTGGCGACGTGACTTACCCATCCCGTTTCTTTCTGGGTGTAAAGAATTCCGTTCGGAGGAAGCGTTGTTCGTGATCGTAATCGCAGGCTCATGGTTCATTTGTATGTCAACTGGTGTTGTGCTGCAAGTGTTCGTTGTTTGCGATAAAGCGTTTCCATCCACGACTTGTTTTCCTCCTCCTTTTCATCGCTCCCGAGTTTCTGAAGCTGAAATCCCTTCCGGCGGCAGCCTTCAAGGATGATTGTAATGCAATCAGCAAGGTCAGGACTGCGACCGGTGCGTTCCTTCATGTCACTTTTGGGTTCAACCTCAATTTTATTTCCACTGACGTAGTCCCAGTTCCGCAGGCAAAACTCATCCATGGCATCCTCCGGCAACCCGCGAAGTTGCGAACCCTCTACGCAATACCTCACTTGATACCACAGCTCTGTAACAAATTTGCTGTAGTGCTCCTTGCACTTTTTGAGGCGCTTGCGCTGTTCCTTCTCGTCATATATGTAAAGGTTTAATGAAACAGGACGCTCAGTCGGTGAACCGCCAAATTCCACTGGATTGCATGCTGACGACCAGATACGGGCTAATGACGTGCCAAGAGTTCCTCGACCGGTGGAATCATGAAAAAAGTTTTCAGCAGGAATCCCATGCTGATTGCAGTAATTCCGACAGAACTCCGCAATCTGATCCTCCGGGATTTTGTCACTGGAAGGCTTCACAGGAACAATGGTGATCGGATGAAGCGCCACGACGATGTTGCCGGTCTGATTTTCTTTTCCAAATTCTGCATGGCTTAACGCGCATCGGTCTCCACCGTAGGATGCGTCCAGCCCCGCGATTTTGACCCGGTCCGATCCTTGCCACACAACTTCGTCAGTCGCTTTGAATTGTCGGCATATTTCCCGGGTGAGGACGCGTTTTGCCAACAAGCCGATTTTCATAACCCCGACACATTGGCTGTAATACTCGGTTGAATCCTTGGCAAAAAAGGACAGTGTTTCAGCTATTTTTTCCCGGCTTATCAGATATTTGTAACGGGTTGGTTGGTCTGGCGGAAAATCAAAGTTGGGGCTGTCTGTGCCGATCAAATTGACGCAGGTTCCGTTCATGAATCGGGTTTTCCAAACATCAGTTTTTGACGGTTCCAAATGAGAACCCCATCCGTCGATTGGTTCGGCTGCCTTTCCAAGCGGGTCGAGGGGATCGTTCGGATTGCCGAGAATTATGGCTCGAAAATCCTCGTTTTTATTGAGGTTTGAGAAGGCTGACAGGAATGATTCTCCCATGGCGCTGGCTTCGTCCGCGATTAACCGCATCCTTTTCTGTTTAATCCCCATGTATTTCGACAACCCGACAAATTTTCCACCCTGAACACACGGAATCCCGACAATCCCTTTCCGCAGATCTCGCGCCCGCCGCTCGTTGAAATCCCCATCCTCGATGTCGTCAGTGGTAATGGCCACCTTTGCGTCTAAAAGATGCCCAGACAGCTCAGGAAAGCGATCCAGCCCCTTTTGCCACAGCATGGTGATCTCTCCCCAGACGCGCAGACGCAGTCCCTGCATGTGAGTGCTCGAAACCAAGACACAGGTTTCTTCCGGAAAGCACCAGTATTCACACAGGTAAATCCATGCCGCCTCGTGGGTTTTCCCGCAGGAACCCGGACCCATCAATACAGTGACCTTGTTTTTCAGGATTTCGTCCCGGCACAGGTTGTGCCAGCGATGCTCATCCAGTTCCGGCCAGATGATTTTACGCATCTGTTCGTAGTGGTAGGATAGTCCGTTGCCATTCAACCCAATTTTGCCACCCCGCCGGATCATTTCCATTTCGACCTGAAGGTCGGTGGCATTCGGACCGAAATCCATTCCATATTTGATCATCGGAGTAATTGACTTTAGAACCTGTCGGAGAGAAATTCCAGATCAATATGAGTGATTCAGTAATTGGATGCTGCACACCATGCCCGCAACCAACACTGGTCAACGTTCCCGGCATTGCTGGTGCCAAGGGAAATGATGGCGCGAACGGGACGAACGGGATCAATGCTTTTACGATCACCACGTCAGACTTCACCGTTCCCGCGATTGGAAATACCGTCACCATTGCGGTCGGTATTTCTTCGTGGGCGGTCATTGGCGAAAATGTTTTCATTTTCGGACCTTCCAACTGGCAGGTCACCGCGATTCCAACCGTCACGTCTTTGACGGTTAAATTTCTGGGTTACACCGGGGACGTTGCACCAACCACAGTCATCGGTGCCGGTGCCGGTGTGACGCCATCGGGATTGCAGGGCACAAATCAGTCATTGCTTCCAGCGATTTCCAGTTATGTGGTTGGCGGCTCGCAAGCTCTCACCAATTCTTCAGTTCAACTTTTGACCAACAGTGTCACGCTTGCTCAAGGCAGTTATCTTTTGATCGCAAAACTCAGAATTGATTTTGTCGGGACTACGTTTGCGGGCAATCAGACGATCACTGTCAAGTTGCGGGAAGTCACGAATGGTCCCGCCGATCTGGCCAACACCACCATTGCTCTTGCCACCGGAACGCCGACCACCATCACTCAAACTTTTGCAGATTTTCCGTTTCCGGCAGTTGTTTACTCCGCTGCTGCGAACGACAAGATTGAAATTTTTGGAACGGTTTCGGCGGCTCCCGGTGCTGGCAGTGTGAACGTTGTGGAGGCAAGCATACTCGCCATCAAACTGTTCTAAAATGGCTGATGCTCAGGAATACAATGACGTAATTGTCACCTTTGAAGGTGGCGTTAACCTTGGTGATGACCCTTACATTCTTCCCAAGGATGTCCTGACAAAGTCTATCAATATCAGCATCCGTGGCGGATTTGTAACCCCACGTTCTCCATTCCAAAAAATCAATTTGAATTTCGGTGGAAACACCGATGTTCAAAATGCGGTGCAGTCCGGAACGTTTCAGGGAATGTGTTATTATGCCCCGAATTCCGGATCTGAAACATTGATGGCGGCAATCAGTGGCCGGCTTTTTCAATTTACTCCCGCCACCAATACCGCGACCGCCACGGTTGTCGAGCGGACGATTCCCGGTGATCCCAATCCTTCCGACATTCCAATTGCTTGGATGTGGCCGTCTGAAAACTTTGTGATCTGGAACGACGGTTCCAGCATTCCTGTGTTTTTCGATGGAACCGTTTCCCGACGTTCCAACACCCAATCAGTTCAGCTTGGTGTGGCGTCGGCGGATTTTGTGGTTCCGGCAATTGGTGAGTCCGTGACAATCACATTGGCGGCTGCTTACACCGGTCCGATTCCTGCCACCATTTTCATCGACAATGCGACGTATCAAACAGAGCTGGACCCGTCCGGTTATCAGGTCATTCTAAAAAACTTGTATGACACTCCGGGAACGGTTCACAACATTGGAGAGCAATACGTCATCGAGCCGGTCAACCTTGGTTACATGACCAACACTCAGCCAATACCGGCAGGAACGTATGCAGCCGGCACGCTGACACTCACGCTGGTCATGAGTGCTCCGGTTACGGCGGCTTTGATTGGAAAGAAAGTTTTGGTAAATTCGTCACAGTGGAACATATCAGCGGTGAGCGTTCCGTTTCAGGAAATCCTTGTAAAAAACGTCAGCACTTTTCATGGTGGTGTTACTTACAATCCGGGATCGTTGGTGTCATTTGTCGGATCTGTTCCACCCAACACTGTTTTAGGTCAGATTGTTTCAGCGTCGTTTACTGCTCCGGCGATTGGTTCAACGGTCAACGCGCAGATGAATGTTCCATTTACCGGCACGCCCAACACTGTGATTTTTATCGGCAATGGACAGTATTCAATTACTGGCACACCGGTTCCACCGCCGGGTTTGACATTAACGGTGGTGAACATCAATGATGCGGTTGGAACGGGTGGAAATCAGAACGTTCGCGGTCCCGGCCCGCCCGGTGCGGGGCAGACTTTAGTTGGTCCGGGCATTTTGTTTTCCATGCCGGAACTTCCGACGGGACGGATGGGGGCATACGGCATGGGGAGAAACTGGATAAGTCTTACCGACGGTAGAGAATTTATCGGCGGAGACATCGTTGGCGGTCCCAGCGGGACGCCGTCGCTGAAAAATCGTGATTCCGTTTTGAGAGTGACGGAAAATCTATTTTTGGCTGGTGGTGGAACGTTTACTGTTCCGGGAAATCCCGGCAGCATCACGTCAATGACGTTCTCCGCCGTGCTTGACGCTTCGCTTGGTCAGGGCGCGTTGCAGGTTGGAACTCCGAATGGATTCTTCAGCGTGAACACTCCGGTTGTTCGTGAAGTGTGGGCCAACATCACAAATCCAATTTTAACAGAACCGATGCTTGCCCCCGGTCCGCTTGGTCAGGATTCCACCGACAATTCGAACAGCGACATCATGTTTCGATCAACGTTTGGAGCCGGATCACTTATGCTTGCTCGCCGCGATTTCAATGAATGGGGCAACACTCCGATCAGTCATGAAGTCGATCCGATTTTCAACGCTGATGACAAGACTCTGCTGATTTACGGTTCGTCCATCCAGTTCGACAACCGCCGGCTTTATGCTACCACGCCGACACAAGGACCGCAGGGCGTGTATCACAAAAGTCTTTTATCGATTCAGCTCGATGCAATCAGTAGCTTGCGCGGGAAAAGTCCTTCATGCTGGGAAAGTCAGTGGACTGGATTGAACATTTTCAGGATGCGTCAGGGCATGTTCAATGGCGTGCGCCGGGCGTTTGCGTTTTGCTACAGCGCGAACGCTGGTGAAATTGAGCTGTGGGAAATTCTTCCGGAGTCATCCACGATCACCGCTGACAATGGTGTCACTCCGATCGTTTCAATTTTTGAAACCCCATTACTTTTCAAACCAGATCCCAGTGTTGTAAACCCGCCGTTCATGCGGTTGCTCAATGGTGAGCTGGTGTGTGATCAGCTCGTTGGCCGTGTCGATTTTCGTGTTCAATTTCGATCTGATTCGGACCCATGCTGGCACGACTGGCATAACTGGTCAGTTTGCGCTTCTGCGCCGAATCCGCTTTCTCCGCTTCCACAGTCGGCCAATCTTCAGCCGCAGTATCGCAAGCCTATGGGTTTTGGAAGCCCGCCCGCTGACGGGTGCGACGAGACAACCGGAAAGCCGTGGCGTGAGGGATTTTGGTTTCAGGCGCGATTTATTATTCAAGGCAGTTACCGGATGGTTCGCGCTCGATTTCAGGCTACAGAAATACCGCGTCCAAAGGTTGCTCCTCAAATTTGCGGTGATGAACCGACAAAAACATGACCACAGCAATCAATTGTCCACCTTGCCGAACGCTGGATTGCGCCATTCCAGATGACGTGGACATCTATACGCTTAATAATGGGACACTGTTCGAAAATCCAGAAACTCCTGTGGCCATTAGTGTTCCTCCGGGAGTTTACATTGTTCCACGTGGAACAATTCAGTTCGTCGTGTCGAGTAATCCCATTTCACCTTTGAGACTTTTGGGCTGTTTGTGTGAGATCGTGGTGGATATTGATGGGATGACATCAGATCAAATTGCTGTGGTTGCTCAGGATATGGTTAATGCGGCTGCTGTCCAGTTTGGTCAATGCCGAAATCTGAATCCAGCCCCTCCGTTTTTCAACGGAGTTGAAACAATCACGTGTCCGGGCGGGATATTGATCAACCTTATTGGTAACCCACAGTTGCCTGCCGGCGTTTCGCTGATAGCCGGACAGCTTGTTATTCAGCCCGGTGTGGTGTTCTCGACGGCTTCGGAAGCAGACGCGAATCAGAAGGCGTTAACATTATTGCAGAACACTTTGGCCAACTTGATGGCCCAAGGCAAGGCGGTTTGTGGTTTCTGGAACGTTGAAGTGACTTTTACCTGTCCGGGAGGAAGTCCGGTTATAGACATTCCAGCGTTTATGTATTTCAGTCAGGTTTCTCAGGCTGATGCCGATGCGCAAGCTCTTGCTGCTGCTGAAGCGCAGTGTTCGGACAGCGTGTGTAGTGATTTCGGGACAATCGGTGATAATAAATACGGCATTTCAGGTTACAATGCCAGCATGTTTACAAACAACACCGGATCAGATTGTTCTCCTCCGGCGGAATGGGATGGGATCTTCGTATTTTTCGACGATGCAAGCAAAACATGGTTTGCTTCGACTTCGGCAGTGAATGTTAATGGACAGTGTGCGTGTCCCGTGCAGCTCGAATTTGACGGTTGTGTTGACGGTCATTCTCAGTGGTTTATCCATATTGTAGGAGACGGAGAAATATGGCAGGGGTTTAAGCAGGGTGGTAATGATCCGACCGGGGTTTACAATCAGGTCAGTGGTTCAAGCCCCGGTCCGGCTTCTTTGGTTGTTGTTCTGGTTGCCGGGACAACCGGAGCTGGCACTCAAAGCTGCGGATCGTAATTGCCAAAATGAAATAAACAGACTATCCACAGTTATGCCGCTTACAACGTTACTCGATGCGAAAAACAGCCGGCTGCTGCAAATCTCACAGTCGTGCGCTGACAGCAACGAGTTTCTGAGTCTCGTCAACGATGCCACCGAAATGCTGATGCGGCGTGGCAGTTTTTGGGGAACGGTTCAACGGGTTCAGGTTTGCACAAGGAGCGGCTGTATTGTCTGGCCACGTTACGTGGGCACGCCGCTGGCAATCAGCGTGTGCAATAATCCGATTCCAACTTGGAACAACTGGTGGTCTTTCCTTCCGATGTCCAACCCCAATTGGTGTGATGGAGCATTTGCCTTTTCTCCTAACGGGAGCTGCACCGGCAGCATTGTTGCATTGAATGACGGGGTTACTCCGGTGTTTAACAAAATCCCCTGTGGGACCGCACGAGCGATTCAGGTTTTCCCTTCCGTGCAACAGGATGTTGGTGCGACTGTCACAATTTTCGGAATTGACGCAAATGGTCAGACGGTGAGAACGCAGACGGCAAGTGGAATAATTCAGGAAGGAGAAACTGTAACACTTGCGGTTCCATTTGTTCAAACGGTGAATCAGTTTCAGCGCATTGACCGGATCACTAAAACAGTGACACAGGGAGTGGTTCGTTATTTCCAGTTGGATTCAACCACAGGATTGATTGACGATCTGGTCGTTCATGAGCCGACTGAAACCACGCCAATGTATCGTCATTCGAAGATCAGTCGCGTGATCGGGTTTAATCCTCCCACACCACCGAACTGTCAAAACGCATGTGGCGGGCTGCGAAGCATTCAGGCGCTTGTAAAATTGGAATTTGTTCCTGTCATGGCGGATACCGACATCGTTCTGATCGACAATTTACAGGCGTTGAAGGATATGATCATGTCGATCAAGGAGGACGAAGCCGGAAATACGAAGCATGCGGAGGAATTGGAAATCAAGGCGGTGCATGAATTGAATTTGGAGTTACGAAATAAATTTCCGAACAGTCAAACGCCGGGGCAGGTGAACTGTTATGGAACAGCGCGTCTGGAAAAACAAGGAATCGGAACACTTATTTGATATGCCAACACGACCAATTACCGGAGCCGGAACAGCGGCTTATTCCTACACGCCTTATGATCCTGCCGCAGCGGAACAGAATGCGGTGAGGCAGAGTGTTGTTCAAAATCAAGGGATGTCTCGAATGGATCTTGGTCCCGGTTCTTCATCCGTGGTGAGCACTCCGGGAGCGAGTTGGTCGCCCTCAACATCAGGTGGAAATACCAGCGCTTACGGTCGTGTTCCGAATCCTACTCCAATTCCAGCGAGCACGTTTACTCAAACTTCCGGAATTTATCCGGGACTGAAACAACAGGCCGGTCAGGTCAGCGGCAATGTCATGGGTGAATTGGAGGGTGTGCTTTCACCGGAAACCATCGACATGATCAACCAGCATGCTGCTGAATTTGGTGTATCCAGCGGAATGCCGCTTTCGGGTTTTGCTGGTGCTCAGGGAGCGCGGTCGCTTGGACTGGCGGTTGAGAATTTACAACAGCAGGGTTTGCGGGATTATTTGTCATCGTTGCAGGGCATCGGTCAGACGACTTTACCGCCGGCATTGATCGCTGAAATCACGTCTCAAAACAATCAGCTTGCGGCAGCGCCTGATCCGCGATCGGCGGCACAACAGATGATTGCCAATTATCAGCAGGCGGCTCAGGGCGCTCGCGGTTCGAGTTTTAATCCTGCTGCCGGATCATTTGCCTATTCGCCTTATACGTCCACAGCGAATTCTCCCTTTACAACACCGGACGCGAATCTTACTGATCAGCCAGCGCTCGGCTCGACTCAAAATGCCACGGTGATCGGTGGCGTTCCGTATTATGGTAATACATCCACAGCGACGCTTCCTTATGGTTCGTATTCTGGAAGTCCGGGTGGATACAATTACGATTCCTCTACCGGTGAATATGTCGATCCATCTACTGGTTATCGGTATGACGATCAAGGTCAACGCACTGACATTCCAGCTCAATAAAAATGGCACCACTTCCTCCATGGCTGAACGTTCAACCGACTGATTTCCTTCGGGCAACTGAAGCTGGGACACAGGCCGGTATTGCTCAGGCTGGTCAGGCAAATCAGGCGGCTGAAGCCAGCGCTCGTCTTGGAATGGAAGCTCAGATCGCCCGGATGCAGGCAGATGTTCGAAAAGCTGTGCTGCAACAGCAGGCTCAACGCCAGCAGCAGCAGATTGATATTAATCGTGCCTACAAGGAGGCTGAAGTTGGACTGGCTCAGGATCGGTTGGAACGGGCACAGGCACTGGATCAGGCAAAAGCTGCCGAACAGGCTAAAAAATTTGCCGCCCAGCAAAAATTTTCTCAATTGCTTCAAAGCGGGATGTCTCCGGAAAAGGCGTTGTTTCAAGTTCCAGAACTTTCCACTCCATCCGCCGTTGCCTCCATTGGACGGAATGCTGCCACTCGTGAATACGGGGACATTACAACCAAAGTTTTGCCCGGGGGCGCTACTGCTGTGTTCCGTCCCGGTAGTCCCGGACTGCATGTTCTTCCAATGAAAAAATCAGTGGATGACCGGATTTTTGAAATTCAGATGGCTGAATATGCCAAGAAAAAGACTGAAGCTGAAGCTTCCGGTGATGATGAAGGTGCTGCCGCATTGCAGAAATCCATGGACAAACTTCGTGCGCAATATCAAAACAGGACTTCCGGCACCGGCACCGGAACCGGTGGATCGAAGGTTGAACGTGCTCGACAACTGCACAAGGAACATCCAGATTGGAACAAGCAGACCATCATCGACGCGGTCAATAAAGAGTTTGGCACTGCTCCACAGTAATGCCTGACATCACGTTTACAGACGACGATTTCAAAGGAACAAATGCGGACTTGGATTTTTCAGAGTCCGACTTTGAGCCTAAAAAACCTGCCGCGTTTCGCTCTCCCATAACCTCGATTCCATCCAACCTTGTTGCCCCACTTCAAGCACAAAGGCAGGTGCTTGAATCTGGCGATTCTGGAATGAGGGCTGGAACCGAATTTTCCAGTGCTGTTGTTGCAGATCCAAAAGGGTTTTTAAAAAGCATTCCGGGGTCAGTGATGTCGTTAGCCATGGCTCCGGGCCAGTTAGCTTATCGCGGAGCCGCTGATGTTGTTTCCAAGGTGGCGGGACAACCGGAATATGGTGGGAATTTAGAAGCCATGATGCGCGGTGAAGATCAGCTTCCGGTTCAAAAATTTCTTGCTTCAGCAGCTCGGACCAATCCCACTTTTACCACGGTTGCAAAAGTGGCTGGCGATGTTCCCGGTTTGGTTTCCGGGTTTGCTGCTGGTGGCGGTCCTGCATGGTTGCAGAAACTGGTCGGACTTGGATTTTCTGCTGACATGATCCGAAAAACTCCAGAACTTGCAAAAGAATTGGGGACTGAGTTTGGAAAACCTCCCGGACAACGTGATCAGGACAAACTCACAGATCTGGTAAATCAGGCAATTCAGACGGGCGTATTTGCTCCGTTGGGAGCTGTTCACGGATTGGGGGATACTGTTGAACGAGTTGCTGACCGTCCTACTTACTTGGCGAAACAGGTGGCAAAGCAACTCGATCAGGCTGATTTTACACCGGTTCAAAAACCATTATATGGGCTGCGCCAGCTTGGCGTTCCGTCACCCCAAATTGCTTCTACGGCGTCTCAACTTCCTCCGGGAGCAGCTCCTCAGGTTCAAGGGCCGGATATTGTTCAAGGTCCGCAAATTCCGCCTTCTGGATTAGCTGTTAAACGACCTTCACAAACGGCTCCTGTGGTTTTGGGGCAACAAGCAACAGCAATTCCGGAGTTGTCAATTCCTGAACAGTTTCAGCGTGCTTTAAAATCTCAAATACCCAGTCAGGTGGAAGGAGAGTTTCGTCCGACCGCTGAAGCTCCCGGAGTTCAAAACGTGGCACTGCGGGGATCTGTCGAGCCTGAAGTGTCGGCAACAAAACCGGCGGGAGAACCGAAGCGATTGCCGAAAGCCAACCAGCCAGAATCTCCGGTTAAGACACCGCTCAGAACTGCTGCGGAAATAAAATCACAGCAGTCGGCACTTGGCCAGATGGGTCATGATGAACTTTCAAACCGCGCTTCAGCTTCGTTGGAGGGTGTGAAACAGGAGAATGTTGATGCTTTTATCCAAAAACGCAATGAGGCGGCACGTGAGATTGTTAACCGGTTAGTGCCGGGTGATGTATTCGAAAATGCTGACGGAACCAGAAAAACGGTAAAATACGTCCAACGATCAAAGCAATTCCCAAACGATTTTAACCGTGTATTGGTAACGTTTGATGATGATTCTTTTTTGGATGCAAAATCAGTAGCTGGCGAATTGATCCCGGATCGAAATGGGGAATATGGGAAGGTGGAAAAATTAAAACCGGACAAAGAGGAACCAATCAGTCCTTATATCAAGCCGCAGGGTCCGGAACAGCCTGTTTCAGCGGCACAGGAGGTTCGTGAGTTCATGATTGTCAAAGGTGCTAGACCTTTTGAAGCTGATGTCGATCTGGACGGGGAAAAAGGAAAGGTTGTTTTCGAGCAGGGCGCACCGGGTGAGAAAAAATGGAAGGCGACTGTTTACGATCCTGAAGGAAAGCCGATCTACGATGCTTCCGGCACGTTTTTGCAATCGTTGGTTCGTGACGTTCACGAGGATTTTGGAATTGATCTCGGGTCAGCAAAGCACGGTGAATTGAAGGTGGGAGAACCACCGGCTGAAGCTCCGGAGTATAAACAGGGATTGGCTGATAATATCCGGGCCAATATTCGAAAGGTTCTGGACATGCCGATGTTCTTCAAAAAGGGACAGGCTGATCCAATCATGTCAGAGTTGGAAGATGCTGCGGGCAAACTCGGCATCGACTTTGAGAAACCTTCCGGTCAATTTGAGCGGGAACAGTATCGGCAGGCTGCGTTGAATTTGCTCAGTGAAGTTGAAAAAAAATACGGTAAAACGAAAGGAATAAAATATGCCAGCGGTATCCAAAAAGCAGCAGAAGTTTATGGGAATGTGCGCCCACAACCCGAGCAAGGCTTACGGGAAGTGCCCGTCCAAGAAGGTGGCCGAGGAATTCAGCCACAAGCCGTCCGGAGGCTACCACAAGAAGGACAAACGGGACGTGAAGTATCATTAACCGGTCCGGCAACTGCGGATCGAATCGGTGCCCGTTTTGATGGTGAAGTCATGGGACGGTGGATGTTTACCGCGCTGGATCGTGAAGGCAAACCGGGCACGACCTTTGTTACAAAATCAGGCGCTCCGCTTGAGGATGTAATTGCCAAATACGAAGCCAAGCGGGCCGAGTATGGTGACGTTCCGGATCAACCACGACCGATTCCCCAGATTCATCAGGCTGCGGAGAATATTGAGCCTCCGGTTAAAACTGCGGAGCACGCTCTGGAAAAACCCATTGGTTCAGTTACTCATCAGGAAATCCAAAACATGCCGGATGGGGAATTGCTCAAATATCTTCGTGCAACAGATGAGACCGGAAAACGATACCGTCCGCCACATAAGGATGGAATCAACTACGGATTGAAATTTGGGACTGAGATCGTTCCAGAACTTCAAAAACTGGTGGATCAAAACCATAAGATGGGTTTGGATGCCATTGACCGGGGTGATTATCAAACAGCAGAAGCGGCCATGGGTCGGGTGACGTGGTTAAATGGAGCGATCGAGGGTGCAAAGAAAGAGGGGCCGAATTTCGATCTGGAAATGGCTCAACGCCGGATGAGCACAGAACAGCGGATTGAAGAAGAATCGGAAAAAGGTGCGTATGGAACCGAGCCGGCAGACCCGAGAATTATTCGCGGATTCCGCAATGGCATCAGTGCCCGGGACACTTTGAAAATTCTGTCGGAGACTTCAACCGATGCCGGAAAGCTGGCGGCTGAAATGTTGAAGCATGGCGATCCTGAAGGATTGAACGTTATGCTGCGGCGCGACGTGCAGGCGTTGCGCAGCTATTACCATGGTGGCAACGATGAGATCATGATGGCTGGAATTCGTGAGCATGTGCCCACGCTGGAAATCCTGCACGAGATCAACCACGGATTGATCGAAAGAAAAATTCCCAGTTACATGGATCATCTGCGGCGTCCGGAGTTTCGCGGTTCCGGATACATGGAGGGGTTGAAGCATTTGATCAGCGACAAAAATGTCTCGCCCGGAATTCGCGCTTTGGCAGAAACGTTTCAACGCGCCATTGAGGCATTTCCTGATGAGCGCTTGAAGGAAGTGATTGGCGATCCGGATATGGTTAAAATGATGGGCATGCCTTATGGCATGGGTGATCTGAGCGAGTTTATTTCAGAGGCGATCTCCCGGAAATCATTCCAGCAGATGCTGGATGACATGCCCGGCATCCATGGCAAGCGCACCTTGTGGGACAACTTCATCGACGCTGTTCGAACAGTGCTTGGGCTGCCTGCCAAAGCCTATTCCTTGCTCAACGACTTTTTTGAATCCTATTCCAAGGCGCTGGGAGAGTCCAGAATAAACGAAGGGGATGAAAGTTTGAAAAAAGCGGAAAAGGGATTTTCAGAAATGGGCGAAAATTTCAAATCGTGGTTAGATCAATTTAATCGTGTCAAAAAAGAACGAGCCGATCTTTACGAGAAATTACAATCATATCCAGAGATTGGCCGGATCTCTAACGAGAAGGTTGGCCTTCAGGAATTAGAGGCTATGCCCGATGATGTTAGAAGGTTTTATAGACTTGCTCAATTTTTAAGAGAATTGCAATCAATGCCGGAATACGCCGCTTATAATAAAGTAATGCTCGGTCAATCGGGGGAAGGTGTTCCAAGAATAGGCCCGGGACTTACGCACTACGCTGCTAACCCCATCAAGACTTTTGCTGAAAAGGATCTGAAACCGTTTCTGGAAAAGACGGCTGACTTGGCTAAGGCTGGTCCGTCGATGTTAGCCAAACTATTTTCTCCGGAAACGCTGGCCCGACCCGGTGATGTGGATATTTTATTCAAGTCCAAAGGCGACAAGGAAAAATTTCTGACTCAGGCGGCTGCGGCGATGGACGGCGTGCGTTCGATGTTTGAAAAGATGCCGGATAAAGATCGGATTGATTTCATCGACCGCATGAAAACTGGACGCTCACAGCCCACTCCCCAATTGGCTCAAGCTGCCGCATTGATCCGGGAATGGGATGATCGACTTTACAACGAGGCAACACGGTTCAAACCGGAACTGCCGTATCTGGAAAACCATTTGCGCGTGCTTTGGAAAGTCATTCCCGGGTCTGATCAGGCAAAAGCCAATCTCGCCAAACAGGGATTGAGCGCGGAACAGATCGCCAGCAAACGTCCGTGGCGAGGCAGTCAGGGATTTTTACGGAAACACACGCTGGAAGATATGAGTGAAGGTATCGCGCTCGGCGGCGTGCCGGTAACCACCAACCCGCTGGAAATGTTCGCGCTCCATGCCGAGGACACGATGAAGTATGTTGCGGCAAATCAGGCATGGGAAGGATTAAAGGCAACCGGTGCGGCACAGTTTGTGAAACGTGGAGAACAGCCGCCACCGGGCTTTGTTCGCATACAGGACTCCATTGCCAAGGCATATTTTCGAACGCCGGAAGGTTTGATTTCCAGTAATGGCGAATGGTGGGTTAACGAGGGTGCCGGTCGGATGATCAACAACTATCTGTCGCGTGATTATATCCGACAGGGTAGTGAAGGACATCCTGAGCTTGGTAAACTCGGTCGGGCATTGCTTGCGATCAAAAACGGAACCACAGCAATTGAACTTGGACTTTCTCCGTTTCATGCCGTTTTTGAAACCAATGAGGCTGTTGGTTCAAATCTCGGCCTTGGGTTTCGGAAAATTCTTGCTGGCCGACCGGTTGAAGGCGCGATAGAGGTTGGCAAGGCATTGTTTGTGGAACCGGCTGGGCTGGCTCAGGTGGTTGGAGCAAAGGCTCCGCGTCAGACGACTGCCGGATTGGGAGAGCTGGCAATCCGGTATGCCAAAAACGTCAAAGAATTTCAACAGAATGATCCTGATGCCTACAATTGGTTCCGGAAAAATTATCCACAAGCCAGTCAGCTCATCGACGACTTGTTTACCGGCGGCGGTCAGATTGCGATGAATGAAGATTATCGTGTCAAAGGCATTGCTGGTTTCAAAAAAGCATTGGCTGAGGATAACTATGTCGGTGCTGTTATTCGTGCTGTTCCTGCTGTAAACGAACTGGCGCTCAAACCACTTTTTCAGACTTACATTCCACGCCTCAAGGTTGGAATGTTCCTCAAAGAATACAGTTTCGAACTTCAGCAGCGGGCACGTGATCTTCAGATGGGGAAAATCACTCGCGGACAACTCGCTCGTCAGACATGGGCATCTATCGAAGATCGTTTCGGAGAATTGAATTGGGACAACCTTTATTGGAACCGGACATTTAAAACGGCAATGCAGTTGGCGTTCCGTTCGGTGACATGGAAGCTGGGGAACATCCGCGCTTTTGGAAAAGCGATCCGTGATACCGGGGCCGAGTTGGGCGTTAACTGGTGGAAGGAAGGTCGCGCTCCGCGCATGACGCAGTCGATGGGATGGCTGCTCGGCATGTCGGTGATCACCGCGTTGCAGGCGTCGATTATCAGCTTGATTACCACTGGAAAATTTCCGTGGCAGAAAGCCAAAGATACCGGTGAATTGATGCGGAATCTGACTTTCCCGCAGATCGACGCTGCTGATCCGTCTCAGCGCGTTTCAATCCCTACTTATTGGAAAGACCTTGTTCACGCCGGACACAGCCCGGTGGATTACGTGAAAAGTTCCATGACGGGAGAAATTGGCCGGTTGATGGACGTATGGAACAATCGGGATTTTTACGGGGTTGAAGTTTACAATCCTGACGATCCTCTTTACAAACGGTCGCTGGACGTGGCTGGACATCTTATTCCGCAACCGTTCGGGCTATCCAGCAACATTGCGGCACGACGCACCGGGGCGAGCGGATTGCGTGCATTGGCAGGTTATGCCGGGTTCACCAAAGCTCCCTATTACATGAGTTATTCACCGGCTGAATTGAAGCTGGCCGAATATATCCGAAATCACCAGCCGATTGGATCTAAAACCCATGAAGTTTTCCAGCGTGGTGTCAACGAACGTATTGCCGTGGATGCCATCCGGCGCAAGGAAATGACAATGAGTGAAGCCGTCCATCAGGGTCTGGTTTTGCCTCGTCGTCGGGAAGAAGTTTTAAAACGTGCCCGGTTGAGCCACTTGGTTTATGGGTTGTCGTCTCCTGAGATTTCTCCCAAAGAAGCGGTGAAAGTTTACGAGTTATCCACACCGGTTGAACGGAAGGAAATCAAGACATTGGTGCGGAACAAAATCGAAAACTCCCACGTGTTGACCGGCAAAGAAAAACGGGCGCTTTATCACGAACTGGACGCTCTAAAGTAAGCGTAATGTCATATATTCTGCGCGTAGTTTGCCGAGTTCCCTGATCCTTCGTCTGCGCCGGTCGTTCCGATTTATGAGCCTGCCAATTTCATCCTCCGTTTGCCTGATCTTGAACTGGGTTTTGGTGATTACACGTTCCAATTTTTCAGCTTTTTCTTGATCGGTCATTTATCATGATCAGTTGGAGTTGCTGTTTTCCTAAAAGCTCTTTACGCCGTTCCAGTGTGCAGACAGTGGCCAGCGACATCATGATCGCATTGTTTCTCGGGTCGTCTTGTCCCGGCCAATAAATGTCCCGGGTGCAATACTTGATTTCATGATCCTTATTAACCAGCTCAACCCTGTCACAGCGATATACCACCGTTCGCTTGCCACCCTTCCTTTCCAGCCAAAAAATCTCATGCTGCTGGCCGCATTGTTCACAAGTTATTCTCATGCGAGTGTGAATTGTTCACAAAGACATTGTGGACAAGATTTACCCTGATTGGACCAGATATGCCCGCATTTTTTACACTTGCGATCCGATGCGGGAAGTGTGCGAGGATCAGTTGGTTTGAACCGCTCAATTATTTGTCTGTTCCCGGGGTATCTGGCCCACCCCATTTTGACGGCATGCTCGACTGTTTTGCGGGCTTCTTCGTAAAAGCTCATGACTGATCGAAACAGAAAACTAAAATCCGGTCAATTATTTTGTTGACTGCGTTACGCACTCATTGTATAAACACACCATCCGGGAAGTATCCCGGTGTAAAAGAAAGTATTCTATGTTAAAAATTCTGTCCTCATTGGCCGAGGAAAAACTCGGCTACTCCTACGGCAAGCCGGTTCGAATCGACGAAAAATCTCTTGCGGTCGTGCTTCCAATTTTGCGCAGCACGTCCATTTCCCGGCAATACATCACCTTCCCGGAAACCGAAAAGGTCAACGTGTTTGACACTGGCCGGATCGACGAAATGGAAGCCCACAACACAACCGACCTGAATGTTTTCATGCGATCGGGAACGATCTTCAAGGGATCAACTCAGGAACGGGCGCTGATGCGTAGCGCAGTTTTGTTTCCGGGCAAGAAACAAAAACTCGGTGTCCGGTGTGTGCATGCCAGTCGTGGAATCAGCCCGAACTCCAAGGTTCTCTACGGTGGTATCACTCCGCTCAACTTCGACAAAAAGAATTACACCAGCGGTTACCATTTTGCCGATCAGTCATCGACATGGTCCAACGTGATGGCATCAAACGCTGAAATGAACGCGAAGATGGGGAAAACCAAAGTGGAAAAATCCGCTGCCGGGCATGCGTTTTTCAGCAGTGGTTCCCACGGGGCGGTTCGTGGACGTTCTGGTCAGTCAGTCGGAAGTTATATGATGGGTGGTTCGGATGAAAGTTGCGTTCCTATCAGCGCCTCATCGGTATTTGCCGGCCCAAGCAAAATTGACGACCTGCATAGCAACTTCAAAGAGTTTGCGATGCACTTTGACGAGATCCTGTCCAAGATCAAGCTGGTGGAAAATCAGGCCGGCCTTGCGATGATCAACCAGAACGGCGTGGAGACAATTGAAGTGTTCGACCATAAAGCCTCGTGGAAAGCCTTGCACGATTCAGCAGTAAAGCGTTTGGGCAGCGACGTGATCGGTGGCGATACCGAAAGCGTGTTCGAATACAAACCGGAAAACGCCGTGAAGCAGGTGAACCGGATTCTGGCGCTGGACTATAAGACCAACCAGATTTTTCGTCACAAGCCGAGCAACGGTGAACCGGACGTGGAAATCACCGGACTTACTGCTGACGGTTACGTTGGCGAAGCGGTTGAATTGAATGGATCGCTAATTCACCTTGTCATTTTGAAGCAGCAATAATGATCCCGTTTCTAAAAATCACACCGGAAGCCGGTCGCAGGATGTTCCTGCACCGGTTCCCCCGGAATAATATTCAAGTATGGCTGATGACATCCGACCTGATGAGGCGTCTCGGAAAAATTCAGAATTTGCACCTGAACTTGGGGCTATTATCCATCCTGAAACTCGACCATTACCGCTGGTAATTTTCAGAGTGCAGGACAAGGATGGGCGCGGACCGTGGAAGCCCGGCTTTTCTCATCGGTGGGTTGAGGATCGTCCGGACGAAGAATTTAACACATTGGTCCCTTGGCCCGTTGAGTTCGGTGATATTCGAAAAAAGGCAATCGTTGGCATGAGTCTGGGGTGTGGATGCCGCACGCTGGATCAACTCCGCAGGTGGTTCACGTCTTCAGAGTATTCCACCCTTCGTAAATTCGGATATTGTGCTGTCAAAATGGAGGTTGGTCGCATTCTGGCCGAGTCGAAAATTCAGTGCGTATTTGAGAGAGTCAAACCTTTGAGAGACGACGTGGATCCTGTCGTTTTGTATCCGTGTTAAATTTCTGTTGACATACCATCCTTCCCGTAGTAGTAATCCTCCATCGGCTACCAACAGGTAGCGCCACCGGCTCGACGCCGGACTACAGTTCGTCGGTCTGACGATACCGATGCAATCCTAAAATCGGCGTGTCCCGGACTGGGAAGTCCACTAGAGTTCGCCGCTTCAAAAATTCCCGTGAAGTCTTTCGCGCACATGTTGTGCCCGGGAGCAATCGACTTGAACAATGCAAATTTTGTTTTATGGCGGGAACTATTGTTTCGGCAACGTCTTTTACGCAGTTTTTGGTGGATCAACAGCCGGTGTATGACAAATACATCATCGAGGATATTCGTCCCTCGGATGGCTGGGTGGCCCACGTAACTTCAGGAACCTTCGCGGCATGGAGCGGCACACAGCATACTCGCGATCGTTTCAACCATGTCTATCCTGATACCACTCAAACGTGGAATCCGGTTAACGACAGCTCCTGTGTCGGCACTCCTTGCGATCCGAATGAAACCGCAATTGGTTGGGGATCGACCCGGCTGATCTATGGTTTGGAGCAGCAGAGCTGGCAGACCCAGTTGCTGTGCTTCGATCAGGACATGCACATTACGCATGCCCGGGAGCAATTCCGATACATCATCAGCAAGATTTTGAAACCGGCCACTATTGAGATTCAGAACACCTACCTGCGGAAACGCGGTGCGATTCTGGCCGACAACAAATTCATTGCCAATTCCAGCTTTGGCAATTCTCAAACCCAGTTCGTGTTCAATTTCGTAGTCGTCGGGACTCAGGAAATTTACATCGACACTAATTGTCCTAACACCAATGTCTATAAGCTGACTCCGCAGATGCTTCAGCGCATGGTGGAACCGCTGCTTCGCATTGGTTATCTCGGGGAGAATCCGTTCAAGGAACAGACTCCACCCATGCTTGAACTGGTCACGGATACCCAGACCATCTGGGAACTGGACCGGCTCGGCGGACAGCAGGGAATCGGGGGAACGCCTTCCATCACCGGCAACTGGCGTTTCACCGAATGGGACGCTGCCAACAAATACTGGCGCTATGGTTTCAGCGGACAGATCGGTAATTATGCCGGTCGAATTGATCCGACTGGATTGCGCTTCAACTTTGTTGGTCTGGTTGCGGGATCTTTGACTGCGTCTGGCAACTACCGCTATCAGGTTGTTTTACCCTACAAGAACATTCCGTCCAGCGGTGCCGGTTCGGCGTCTGGTTTGCGATCCATCGCCAACATAGACTTCGACAATGCCCAGTATGCGTTCTCGTATGTCTGGCACGCCAAGGGCATCGAAATGCTCGTGGCGGAAGCGATGCCGGTGAACCCGGAAATGCCGTTCGCCAGCCGAAATTTCGGCGGCAAGTGGCAGTTCGTCATGGATAACCTTGGCGCGGATGCCAGTGGTGTGGTGATTCAGAACAAGCGGCGCAACAAAGGTCAGTTCATTGCTGACTTTAAGCAGGCCGCAGCTCCAAATCACACGGAATTCCTGTGCTTGATTTTCCACAAGCGGGAACCCGCCTGCATCATCCAGATCAGCACCTGCAATGCCGATCCCGGATACCCGACGCAGAGCTACAGCTCGGCTGATCCGAACTGCACGTCCACCGGTAACACGCTGTTGTTTACTCCGCAGCTTGATACCACGACCAACACGTATGAAGTCCTTGCAGACACCATCACGTGTAACAATGAAACGGTTGAGCATGCCGCCATCACTGGCGCGTCAACGGTCACCACTTTGGTTGCCCAGCTCAACGCGAACGTTTCCATTCTCGGCACTTGGACGGTTGTTGGAGCGCAGGTCCAGCTTGTTGGCCCCTGCCTGTTCCTCAACATTCCGTGGAAGTTGTCGTAAGCACTTTGGGGGCATGGTTCAGCGGGTGGCGGGTTACGGCCCGCCACCCTCCAACTTTGAAAGGATATTATGGCAGCCGACGAAATGTATGGAATGGATGACGGTGGCGGTTCCGGTGAAGAAATGCCTCAATCGTCCAATGAAGGAATGCACAAGGACGAAGAGGGAGAATATGGCGAAACCGCGTTGCTTCCCAAATCATTTTTTCAGGGCAAGGAAGTCAAGCCCGGGGAAGAGTGGATCATCCAGATCGTCCACGATCATGGTGACGAAGTGGAAGTGAAATACGCCACCGGAAAAGGCGACAAGGGATCTGAAGATGAAATGTCTGAAGGTCCGGAAATGGCCAAGGCTGATCAAAAGCTTCAATCCATGGCTGTTTAATGGTGTGTGATTCTCAAACGCTGGTGACCGCTGCGCGGCAGTATGAAGGTCTGATACCGGTTGGCATGGAGTTGCCGGCCATGATTTATCTGGCGGCTCAGATTGCCGGGGTGGATGTCAGCTCTAAAACCGCCATCAACAGTCTGGTCGGAAATGCTTCCTGCATTGCCTGCAACATTCCCGCCGGCATGCAATGGGCCGTGGCGATTTCTGTGGCGTGCCAAATAGCCGGAGTATGATATGGCCTGTGATCCGCAAAGTCTGATCAACAATTCGTCCTGCATTGCCTGCAACATCCCCAACGGGATGCAGCTCCCGGTGCTGATCTATCTGCTTTGTCAGATTCAGCAGTCTGGAAGCTCGGCTCAGTTGTTCTCTCACTATTCCAATTCTTCGACTTCTGGAACTGGTGCGACTGATCTTTATTCCGATTCGATTCCGGCAAACACGCTCACGACTGCGGGGCAAAGAATCATCGCGGAATATGTTGCTCACAACACCTATGGCGGCACTCCATACAATGTCAACATTACAATCAGTTTTGCAGGACAGGTTATTTGGAGCAATACGCTCTCAGCGGCAAATCCAGCAGATCACGATCTTCGGGTTCAAATTGTAATGACCGGCACGACCACAGCCCGGACCACTGTTGTTGAGAATTTATCGTATGCTGCTGCCAGCCCCTCTCAAACGGTCGGCATAACAACGACCGATCTTGTGGGACTGAATTTTGCTCAGGCGAACAATCTCAAAATCACGGGAACTGTTGGTGATGGAACTCAATCGCTGACTGCCCAACAGGGCTACGGTGAAGTATTGAGATAATATGGCCTGTGATCCACAAACACTAATCAACAATGCTTCCTGCATCGCCTGTAATATTCCAAACGGGATGCAACTTCCAGTGTTGATTTACCTGCTTTGCCAGATACAGTCCAATGGCGGTAGCGGAGCTGCCGGCGGCGTGACCTGTGGGAATTATTCTGGTGTGACACCAAATTTCACACCATCCTCCGGTTGTGGAATGGCTATTGATACGAGCACGAGAGAATTGTGGGCTTATTTTTCCGGAGCGTGGCATGATACAGGACTTCAAACAGCATGAAAAAGATCATTGCAACAGCCCTGATGGCCGTGTGCCTCGCAGCGCACGGTCAAACTTTTAAAGGCAACGTCATCGGAAATCTCATCGGTGACGGTTATAGCACCGGCATAGTATCCAGCACGGATGGCCTGCTGCTTCCTCAGACTCAGATACCAAGTGCGGCGCTGCCTGCCTTTTATGGAAACGCCAGCGGCTCCGGAGCCTCGGTTCTGATGATCGGAGACTCCATGAGCCAAAATGGATATGGCCAGCCGTCGGCAAGTGAATATCTGTCGCAGTATTTGCAAGCCAATTTTGGGAATAATGGAGAAGGGTTCGAAGGGTGGTGGGCATCATTCCCGACGACGCTGAACCGGAACGAAAACACAAACTGGCCGGGAATCCACTGGTGCGTGTTGTATGGTTCTGATGGAACCAATGCCGCTTACATGACCCAAAGCCAGTCATTTTCAACCGTGATCGGAAAGCCGATCAATCAGGTTGGATTCTGGTGGGTGGCGCAGCCTTTGGGAACAAACTTCTGGGCCACGGTGACCGCACCAACTGAGGGCATCAATACCACGGTCAAGATCAACGGCTACGCCGCGACGCCCACATTGTTACATACCAATTTTTCCACAGCCGGAATAGACAATCAGATTGTGTTCTCCGGCTGGTCTGGTGCCGCCGGAACAAATTACATCCTGCCGGACTTCAATCGGACAAACACGCCGGGTATCAAGGTGTGGTGGATGGCCAAGGGAGGACTCACGATCACCAATTTTCTGACGATGATCGGAGGAACCAATATGCTCAGACAGATCGGCACCAACATCCAGCCGGACCTGATTGTTTACCACGCCAAGGATTGGGGTGAAGAGAATGATGTCACCACCTACACCAACGTGCTGACACAGCTTCTAAGTCTCCTGTCATACACTAACACTCACGTGATCATCGTCGCAACCCCGGCCCGGATGGATCAGTCTCCTGCGACGGACGTGGCGGACAATCTGTGGCAGAATTACAGCGCTAAACTTGTCTGCGCTATGAATGGCTGGTGTTACGCTGACCTGTATTCACGGTTCAATGACACGAACTTCATGCTTTCATCGGGGATCATCTACACACCCGGGGTGCATCCAACTGATGGTGGAGCACGGTTATGGGCTGCCAATCTGTATTCCATGATCTGTGCGGATTTTCCGACAGCCAACGCTCCAACAAATTACATTTTGCCCAGCAATGTCGTGCTGGATTACAGCACTTTTACACCGCATCTTTACAACGCACTTCTCGTGGGACAGACAAACAATGGCGCGATCGGAAATATGTGGTTGGGGACGTTTTTCAGCGGAGGATTGCCGGCGCTCTGGTATTTTCAGGGCGCTTCCCGATATGAAATGGACCTTGGCGCTTATGGAAATTATATTGGGCTTGTGGACGTGGCCAATCAACTGTTTCTGTCTATCACGACCAACGGGATCGTGCCCGGAGCCTATTCATTTTCCGTCGGTTCACCCTCAAGCGGATTGACGGCCTTATTCACGACCAATCTGAGCGTGAACATTTCTACCGGCGCTCCACCAGCGGCAATCTCATCGTTTAACGGGTCGATTACAATCACCAATAAGGGCATCCCGATCCACATTCCCTTTGTAAGCCCATGAACCTGCTGCCACCACCGCCGCCCGCCACCAATGCGCCAGACATCGTGCTGGCTTGTTCACCCGTCACAAACGCGGTCACGTATCGGGTTTACTGCGGCAAGCATTATCCTAACTGGCAGTATCGTTGGGATTATCCGGGCACGACACTGGCGATCACCAATCTGCCCCGGTTCCAGAATGATTTCTGGATGACCGCCTTGGGCGCGGATGGCAGCGAAACGGTTCCGGGCAAGTCGATCACAATCACGAACGGATTTGAGTTCTGTGCGATCACGATCACCTGCAACGGAACCGGGAATGTGTATCAGTGCAGCGATCTAACTACGCATAAATGGTCTCTGATCCGGACAAACTTTCACGGCACGGTCCTGTCAGCAACGAACCCGACGGATTACCAGCCGGTGTTTTTCGAAGGTCTGGAAATGAAAAGCAGCAAGCGCGTGTGGAACCAATGAATGAGGACGCAAGAATAGATCGTCTCGAAAATGAGATTCATGGCAATGGTCAGGTTGGAATAAAAGATCGACTGATTCGCCTTGAGGAAGTCACAAAGGAATTTCCGTCCATCAAAAAGAAGGTGGATATAAACACAGTTCTGACTGCGACCACGCTTGCCTTTGTGCTCAAACCAACCGCAGTTGACTTTCTGGACTGGATATTTAAACTGCTTCACGTATGAACGCCATTCAGATTATCGTCAGCGCGTTAACCGCGTTCATCATCGCCTCCGGAGGCGCGATGTTCCTCGTATTCATTCAAACCAAAGGTGTGATGCCAGACAAGACAGTATGGGCGGGTGCAATCATACTTGGACTAATCACAGCGGCGAAGGATACCAGATCTCTGCTGAAACTTCCTCCTGTCACTCCGGCCACCGGTAACACCGATCAAATCATCAAACCACCAACCCCATGAAATTCATAAACCGCATTTATCTCCCGGTCATTTTGGTCTTTTTGTTCGGTTGTGCTTTGTTCCAGCGCGGCAGCCAGACCGAATTCAATACACTGGCTTCGGTCGGTTATACCGTGGACTCCGCTGTCACCGCGTATTACGGGGGCGTGGCCAAGGGAATCGTCCCGACCAACAACGTGCCGGCGGTCTCGAAATATTACAACGACTTTCAGGCCGGCTACCGGCTGGCATTGGCGGCGGCTGAGAGCGGCAGCAATTCAATCGCTCCGGCCAGCCTGATAACACAGGAAGCAAATGTTCTCAACGCAGTTGGAGGTATAAAATGACCGGAGCCGCAATCGCACAACTCATCATCACTTACGGAGTCCCGTTCGCTCAAAAGGTCTGGCAGATGGCCACGGCTCCGACTGTCACTCAGGCAGATTGGGACGCTTTGAATGCACTGTCGAATCAGAGCGCACGGACAAAAATGCTGGACGCTCTCACCAAAGCTGGGATCGACCCCGCATCGCCTCAAGGACAGGCACTGCTCGCGCTCACGCCGGCGTAACCGTCATGGTCCAATTCGGTAGAACATTGATCTGTGACCTGCTCTGCGCGGAACGGTGGTAAGGCACGCAAGATTGGTTGAGACGGTGATCAGTTGTCCGGACTGAACGTAGGTGGTAAGCGCACACCAGTTCGTTGAGATCGGCGCACCGGTCACGTCTGATACGATATAAACCGCATTGGTATCCATGCCATTCGGCGCTTGGCTGATCCATGCGATCATGGTCAGTGGCTCGTGAGTCCAGTTTACAAGGTCGGGGCTGCTCTCATACCAATTTGTAACCGTTGTCCCAAGGCTGTTGGTGAAAAACATGTTCGTTATCACGCCCCCGACACAATAACCGATCGGATTTCCCTGCCAGTCAGTCCAGCCATTTGCAGATACACTCGTATCGCATGTCAGCGAATTGTCTCCGATGAAAAGAGTCGCCGGCTGAACTGTCAGTGATTCTTTTATGATATGCGGAGCGGGGTTGTTTGTCTGTGGTGGGGGCGGTGGTGGGGCGTTTGTTGGAGGCGCGGGCGGGGGCGGATTTAACAGGTGATCCGCGCACTTATAGAGTTTCCACACTCCATAACCGGCAGCGGCCAATGCTGCTGCTCCGACCAGTAAGGGGCAAAGACCAATTTGTGGATTTGTTTCCGGTGGAGGATCGGGTTGATTGATTGGCTGATCCGCTAATGCCTTGACAGGACATGCGGCCATAAATGCGGCCATTACGACTGAGAGGAGGGTTTTCATATCACTATTCAACCTTTTTGGTGAGCGCGGTCATTTTTTTTCGTCGAAGAGAGCCATGATCTGTTTCAGTTTTAAGGAGCCAAATGACGCTCCATCTGATGTTTCCCACCATCCCGGATTGTTATCCAATTCAGTCCTATCAATGCCATCAAGAATTGAATTTATTTGTTTTTTCAGCCGTTCGGTTTCGGTATGGCGGTCGTTTTTGCTGTGGATTGGCATTATTGAGGGTCCAGTTGTTCTTTCACCATTTCACTTCGAGGATTGACAGAATCCATGACATCGCACAAGCGGCAGCGGCACAGATCACCGCGTGGATCAGATGCGACCACAATTGTTTCGGCTCACGGTGTCTTTTGAATGCGATTACCACGTGAACAACCGAAAGAATCACAAGCGTAAATCCGATCGCCAGACATGTGATTGTGACAAGTGGATTGATCATTACGATTCCAACAAAGTTATTCTTACAAGTGTTCCGGTTCTGGCTCTGGTTTCAACCTGTCCGTATTCCCATCGCACCCTGCTGTCTTTGTCATTGATTCCAAGGGAATCGGCGATGGCGTCGCGCAGAGCCTTGCACGCGCCGACATTATTATCGTCATCAAGAACGATTTTTCTGAAAGTGACAATGCTGACCGCCACGATCGGTGTGCCTCTTTTGTTGAGTTTGACCGGCTTGAGAACGTCCCGCGTCGTTGCAGGTTTTCGGTCTTGGGCAGGTGATCGAGCCAGACCAAACAGGTGTGGATTGAGTCGTTTGAATGATTCACTTGCATTCAGGATGGGAAGGCTTTTCATTCTGTTGCACGAGTTGCTTTCTAAACTCAGCATCAGTTTCAACCTGTTTCTTTACATGTTCAACTATTTTCGGATGGTTGGCCTTGAGCCAGTCTGCCATCACCTTTTCTGTCAATCCGTCTATGGTTCTAACAGCTTCAACCTCGTCTGGCATGGTGAGCACGGCATATCCCAGCATTTTCCGGGTCTGCCACGAGATATAAACACAGTCGCCACGTATGCCAAAATCGGTCATAATCTGTGTTGTCGTTCAAACTCTTTTTTGGCGACCCGCCACGGCACGCCCAGTTTGCGAGCCGCAGCTTTTGCCCTTTTGATTTTGTCGCCATGCCACAATGCCCCCAACCGGTATAAGCTGGACAGTGCCACCACGTATTGCGTCCGTTTTCCCTTCAGCCGCATTCCGATAAAGGTTTCTGTTTTGACTGGTGCCAGAGTAACCACAATCCGGCGCTTACCGTATTTCTGATCTGTGAGCCGGACAACTTTTTTAGTGAGGCTGGTCATTGCGGGTTGATCTGTTCTTTCACCTTGTCGATTAATCGTTCCATTTTTTCAATGTAGAACTGGTTGAAATCTCTCAGTTCGCATTGCTTGTCAGTTTCCTGCTTCCACAGCACGAACAGGACGGCCCGGAGCCGTTGGCTCGGAGTTTTCGAGTCCAACAGCCCCTTCACTTCCTGCTTGCCGTCTGTGGGATAATCCACCGGTTCGATGAGGAGCCGGACGTTAAGCCCTTGGAAGTCCATGAACGCTGCTTTTTCCACGCTGGTTAACTCAGGTGTGCATCCACGGAATGACAGGCTCTTGTCCAGCCTTGAACCGAAACCAGTGAAGATTGCCGGGGTGACGATGGTTTTCATTGTTCTTTCCATTGCCGCCTTTTAAGCATTTCTACCATTCCAGTCTGCACGTCCGGACCGTTGCTGGTGATCGAAATGTCAACGTCCTCTTCTTTTTCTGGATTGAATATCGTTGCCGAAACATGTCCTGTTTGGAGCATTTCAATTTCAAACCTGCATCCCGATGCCAGCATGTCGTTGTAATCCTGCTGAACTTCTATCGGCAGGTCTGTTTTTACAAATCTGGTGCGTCCATCGGGCATCAGATATTGGATAACCTGAACAGTTGTGATCTGGTTACTCATTTGCAGTAGCAAAAGAAACAAACGAATTTACCGATCCGTTTGGAATATCTTACTTCATTGCTGAATTGGCCGCACCCTTCGCACAGGTGCAGCCCTTTGGATCGTTCACCCTCAAAATGGCACGTCATCTTCAGCCGCCCCCTCGGTCGGCATAGTTGTAGTTGGTGCTGGCGGTGGGGCTGGTTGTTGAATCGGTAATGGCGCAATTGGTGGTGGTGCTACATTGCGCGGTGCTCTGATTCTGATTCCGCCGGTCAGTTTCCCGCCCATAGAGACAGTCGGATCGTTAAACAGGACAATCTGTTTTCCAATGGTGGCATCTGTGTCGTCGTAACACTTTGTTGCCATTTTCAGCAGTTCAACGTTGGTCGGATTGAGGATGAGTCCCTTGGGCAATTCCCGGAAATAAATAACCCACTTCATTTCCTGCGGCTGGCCCTCCATGGCAACATTGTGTTGCTCGTAACGGACTATTGTAACCAAGGCCGGACGTTCAAAGTCCTCCTTGGACAGATACTTTTTTTCGATCAATTGGTTGAATTTAGGCATAGTTCTTTTTCGGTTTTGGTTATGGTTTTTTGGTCTTTGTCTTTGTGGCAAATTCTGCCAGCTTCGTATCAACAATCGGAGTCAGGAGCCGGATCGCCCACAGGTTTGCCCGATCGCGGTAAATCCAATTCTTCACCTGCCACTCTTGGTTTTCGATCCCGAACAGTTCGGTCATTTGAGCAATTGTCATATACGATGCCAGCAACTTCAGCTTACGTTGAAACTTTTTTGGGTCGTGGGGATTGTTTCTTTTCGGCATAGTTATTTTGTGTGTAGCGTGGCGCGATGTCTTGCACGACTATTTGTCTCGCAAGGTCGTGGGTTGCGGCAAGCATTTTTTTCACAATATCACCCGTGCCGTTCCGGTAGTCGCGCCGGAAATAGGTTCCGAGCGCGGCTTGAGCTTTGCCAACCCGGTATTGGGCCATGCTTTCACTCATTTTGAATTCTCTGGCAATTGCTCTGGTGGTCTGGCCTTGCATGGCACGGACCGCAACTGCGATGTCTGTGATTGCTTGGTAGGTTACTCTGTGTTTACTCATTCTTTTTCTTTGTGGTTTGGTGTGGTGTAGCGGGTGAGAGCGGCGCGTATTTCGGTCCCCGGTCGTAGCATGTCCATAATTTCGGTCACTTCGGTGTCGCCATCGAAGTTCTCAAACAAAGTTCGTAACGCCTCCGCTAATTGCTTATTGCTCGCCTTCAATCGCTCGTTCTTAGTGCGGAGCGTGGCGTAACTGTTGTATGCTTCAACGACGTCCCGGACAAGCTGCATTGATTCCTCGCCTGTGTCGCAACATCCATCAAACGATACCACATTGCCGTTGGGCAATTGGATTTCGATGGCATTAATTACACGCATTTTGTTTTTCATACCCAACCTTGTGTTTTTGCGAACCGCTCAATTTCATCCCATGCTATCCGGTGGCATCCGGCCACAACTCCAAAGTCGTTCACGGATTCAAGCTGGAAATCTCCAACCTTGAACGGTTCTCCGTTCCGATGCCAACCGGTCGGGCGTTTGGCTGTGACAAATTCAAAGGCGCGTTTCGCTTCTGGCAGTTGAACGAACGCCCCTTTACTGGTTTGCATCCAGTCCCCATTTCGCCGAAGCATGACTGTGTTGACCCGATATGGAAAAAAGTTGCTTGTGCCCGACAACCACTCAGCAATAGCGCTCTTGTCCTGCTCTTCTAACAGGGCATTGCGCTTCGCGGTCTGCTTGGCTTTTCTGGCAGCGGCAATCTTGCACCGCTCGCGCAGTGTGGCCAGCATGGATTCATCCGGCATCGAAAAGCGGGTTTTGAATCCAAATTCTTCACAGAACAAATTCGCTTCTTCGATTGTGCTCTGTAGCTGTAACAGTTTCCACTTAGGATCACGTGCCCGGCTTGCTGATTCTGCCAGTTTGGAAATTCGCTCTTTGTAGCTTTTAATGTCTGCTCTGGATGGGTTTCGCGTTGGATCATTAACGTAGAAAATTGTTTTGTGATCCGCAGCCCGGCGGGCAAGTCTTTTATGTTTGCACGTTGTTACTGAGTAATCCCGATTCGTAAACAACACGATGTTTTTGTAGAGCCGGGCAATGGGAAAGTGCGGGCCGTAGCTGTAAATCGTGTCACCGGTAAAATAGAAGTTGCTTCCCTTGCCGGATGGTCTGCTCTGATTTGCCCAAAGATGGGCGACTTGAGAGTTATTCATTTGCTTTTTTCACTCGTTCAACCATTGCTTTGTGCATGGCAAGTGCCTGCTCCCGGCTGCCTGAGCATCGGTCTTGTTCCTCATCCAACTTCCCTCCAAACACCATCGTTTCCCATAGGATGGGCGAGCCATCGTGATAATAATTGTGATCCAGTCCGAGAAACACGGTTGAGACGGTGCTATCTCCTATGCTGTCTTTGGCAACCACTCTTTCTGCTGCCGTTTCAAACCATATTGCCCAATCTGTCAGACTTTTTGCCGGCATTGGCTCGCCTTGCTCGTTCAAGATATACTTCATAGTTACTTTCCGTTCCGGTTCATGCCATCTGCTACTGTCATTGCCAAGGCAACGTTTGCGACCGGGCAGCCGCAGCGCGGACAATAATTGACGCTCTGCGTCTCAATCTGTTTTTTCCGCTTGGTATAAACCCTCTTTGTGCGGACTTCTGAAACGCTCTGAGTTGCTGAACCTGTGGGGCCACCCCAGTTCCCCGCCGCTTTGGTTGCTGATGGGACTGTCTTTGTGTGTTTGCGTCCGATGTGCATACGCAGAGCCTGCAAAGCAGCATTGCGAGTCGGTTTTGAAAACGTTCTGCCGCACCCTGCATAGGTGCATTTTTCACGATACATGTCAGCACTCTAAGTCTGTAATCCGGGTTGTCAATACCTTTTTGAAAAAAAGTTGCGTTGCGCTAACCAGTGCAAATTACACCGCAAGACGCGATGCTGAAAATACGTCCGAAAAATTACTTAAAAAATCCGTTGACAGGAAAAGTAGCGTAACGCATACTGCCCAAACTCGGACCGCAAGTCCGGACCAAACACAAAACCAAACACGAAAGACAAGACAATGAAGCGAACTAACGAAACAGAATCGTGCGATGTATGTGGGAAAATCCACGAGGAAAACTCAGCCGAGGGTGATCGCATCGCGGCCCGGTTTTTCCCCATGCTTACAGGGGATGGAACGCCCGTCCGGGAGTTCATGCGGAAATGGCTCCGCAAAATAGTTGACGCAGGCGAAGAACGGCAGCGGTTGAACCTGCCGGGGGAAATGGTCGGAATTTTTTCCGAGGACATTCAGGAAGATTTTGACGCAAGCGTGCTTGCACAGCTTGGCCCCGTGGAAATCAAATCACTTGCCGGAGAGCTTGCCGCAATGCTCATTTTCGCGCAAGTCCGGGAATTGTCCGGAGTTGCTGAACGTCAAAAAATCATGCTGAACGCGATTAAGGCAATCGGCGAAATCATCGACAAACAGCCCGGGCTAGCCATTAATGATCCGGACGCCAAGGATACCGGAGCGGAACCGACTCAACCGGCAACAGCTTGAACTTGCACAATCAAATTTTGAAACCAAACGATGATACGAAACATCATTTTCATCATTTCATGGCCGCTTCACTTCATAGGAGATTGTTTGCACCGCGTCGTTGTTTTCTTAACTCGCGGTTGCATGGCCAAGTGGCCCCGGCTTTGCCGCGTGGCACGTTCACGCAAGCTTTACAGTGTGGCCGTTGCCATCGTTGTGACGGCGGTTGGAGAGCATTTGATTGAACACCACATTGGGCACCCTTTGCTTGGCGACGGCGTTACTGCTTTCGGATTGTCACCGCTCATCCGAATCATAGCTGATGCCATCCGGGTTGAAGTGTGAAAGCTTTTAAAGAATGGCTCCGCTTGTGCGCTACTTCCTTCATAATGATTGCCGGGTTTGCGGTTTGGGCGGTTCTGATTGTGGCGGTAGGTAGCGCACTGGCGATTTTATTTTATACGTTATGGCAAAAGTTATTCTAAACGCGGGCTTCGATGTCCGCATGGTAAAACAACCGGCAGTGTTGCCGGATGTCGCGCCGGGTGAGATACAACGCCCGGCAAGCGGCATCCCGCAGGATTGGCGGGCCGTCCCGCTTGAACGCATTCTGACACCTGAACAGGTTCAGCGAACCGGTGAAATAATCGCATTGAACAAACACAACCCGGTGGAACAATTCCGCCAATTGAAACGGTATTTCCAGACGCTTCAAACCGAACTGGAAAAGCAGGAAATCGACCCGCAGTATCTGGCGTGGACGATTTACGCCACGGTAAACAAAGTTCCCGAAAACACTTCAACCCTACCCGACTAATGAGAGGCTGCCACGTGGCGGGATGCGACCGGGTTGCCTGCTGGGTTACTCCGGCGGGCTTCCCGGTTTGCATTGATCACGGGCGGAAGATCAAAGGCAAGACACGGCCAAACCGATACCATGAACAAGAAAAAATTGCACAGGAGCGGCATCAAAAAAGGCTATTACGAACGCCAGTTTTTGAGGACAGAACGGAACAAGGCGCGGCGCAAAGCACGGCTTGCCCGTCGCAAGCTTCAATTCCCGAAAACGGCTCAACCGGCAAAAACTGATGCAGATTAAAAAACAACTGTGGAAAAGGCTGCGCCGGCAGCGTCCGTGCCTCAAGTGCGGACAGGATCACGATTCAATCAATTGCGTTACCCGAAACGGCGAGAGCCGGGCAAGGTTGCGCTCCCGTGAGGATGCCGCACGCCGGAAAATAACCCCCGGCCCTCACTATCCATTGCGGCACTATCTAAACCCATGAACTCACAAAAAGCGAACTACGAAAAAGAGGCATTCGAATTAATGGAAAAGACCGGCGGCAAAATTGTTTTGGTTGCCGTGTTCGGTGGGCAGGACGGAAGCGGATGCGCGATGGTCTCGAAAAATTTTCGGAACATTGACAAGGTCCCGGCACTGTTGCTTGAAATTGCCTCGGACATTGAAAAAGACATCCCGAAGATGAAGCAAGCCGAGGATTCTGGCGAACCATACTACAGCAATGACGGGACCACGATTATGAAAATGAAAATGCACCCCGTGAAAAATCCAGACCATAAAGCGCCGGTTAACCTGTGCGCCAAGGTAATATACCCGTCCGGGGCGATGTTCCGGATTGAACCCAAGGACGGCAAAACATTTCAACTTCCGGAGTTGCAGGACATCGTAAACGGGCCGATTGAGATACAGAAACTCAGCGGCAAGACCGGGGCTGTCATGGTCTGCAACGAGGAAGGGAAACTGTCGGGGAAGAAACGAAACCCGATTGCAACACAAATGTGGCAGGAGTGCGCGGAGCCGGGGTCACTGCGGACGCAGGATGACGTTGTCGGAACCGTGCTGCTGTGCCATGAATCACAAATCCAATAAACCTATGAAAAACACTCAAAGACCAAAACCGCCAGTGAATACCGCGTTGCGCCGTCTGCAACGTTACTTCCCGAACGTTGAAACCGTTGTGGACGCAACCGAACCGGTTCTAATCAGCGTGGAAAACGTGGACAACAAGAACGCGACAAAGAAAGACCCGCTCAACTGCGCACTGGTTCAGGCGTGCAAGCGGATGAAGATTGCAGACGGGGCTATGATCGGAATGGCGTTTTCCTATCTGGTAAACGGAACAACCGCCATCCGATACAAAACCAGCAACACCACAAGCCGGGAGATTACGACATTCGACCGACACAAACACTTCATGCCGGGCCGGGACTACAGGCTGTCCCCGGTTGCTCCAGCTTCCCGGCTTGGCCGGAAGAAGCCGACCGGGCCGAAAAAGAAGAAGAACGGGACACACAAGCCGATGCACGTTCACCGGACGGACTTTGTGCGAAAAATCAAAAGCCTGAACGGATGATTGCCGGGGACGTCATAACGGCGGGCGATTGGCTGGCACTTTACGCCATGGACGCGGGATTGTTCGGGCTGATTGTCATCCTGTCCGGGTTGTATCTGGCCAGCAAATGGCGGAAGTAAAAACCATCAAAAGAGAAAGACACGACATGCCAAAATTAACAGCGTATGAACGGAAGGAGCGGCGGCGGTTGCAAAAACTGTTTCCCGCATTCAAACACAGAGTGACCGGGGAGAGCACGGTAGGAAAACCCTACTGGTTTATCCATCATGAGCAATTGCTGGAAATTTCCTACAGCCACATCCAGAAACGGATAAGTTACATCAAAGAGGATAAAGAGCCGCTTGAGGTTCCGATAAGGTTGCATTGCCTGCGACCGGTCAAGCGTCTGGACTTATTGCCGTCTGCTGTGCGCTACGCGATAGTGGCAGAGAGTGCTTACCAGCTTATGGAGGCGATTGAGCACAACTTTGAAGCGGTAATGGCGCGGCACAAAGCAGAGCACCCCAAAGCGCCGGTTTATTACGAGCCTGACTCAAAAACGGCGTGTCTGAACTTTACCGGCTCCGGGCCGGGGTATCCGAAGGAACGGAACAAGGCACTGTGAATTTTCCCGACATCGGGCCGGGGATGAACCAAACAAACAACGAAAGAGAGAAAGACAATGAGAAAGTTAATTCGACATATCAAACACAAGGTTGGCAAGGTGAAGGCGAATCTGCCAAAAAACGCACCCAAGCTGTCACAGGAAGAGCAGGACGTGATTAACAGCTTGAGCAGCCTGCCGCCGGGACTGGCCGAGGCGATCATGCGCGGAGCCGTGGATAGCACGGCGGAAGACCCTGAACCCGATCCGGGCATGGATGCGCCGGAGCTTGTCGGGGCTTACAAAGGAGCCGCAGCGGATGACTTCCCGGACGATGATTCCGGTATCTGATCGGAAACCGTAAATACTGCCCGCCATGAGCTAGGCCAGCTTGTGGCGGGTTTTTATTTTCGCCGGCTTGCTTCCGACCATCCCGGGGATTAAAATCCAGCCATGACCACGGAATGTATCGGAAACGGGACCGGGAACGGACTGGCAGAGAAGAGAACCAGCACCAGACCCACCCTAGCACAACACCGGGCAGCCAAACTGGACTTCATCCATGGGAAGGGATCAATAAAGACCATTTCGGAACGATACGGCCTAAAATGGTTAACCGTGCAAGGATGGTCTCACAACGAGGACTGGACGGGGTTGCGCCGGGCGTTTCATGAACAGAAAGACAGGGAAATCGAGAACGTTATCCAGCCACTACCAGAACCCGCACCAGCAAAAGAACAGGCCACGGACCCGGTTAGCAACGTGAAAGCGCAGATTGAAAGCATAGATGAACAGATGAAAACTTGTGATGACCCGCTCATGCTTTCCCGGTTGGCCGATGCCAAGTCAAAGCTGTGGAATCTTATCTACCCCAAACCCGGAACAGCCCGGAT